CCTTTCCAAGAAAGTGCGCAAATTTTATTTCCAGAGAACCCGCAAGCAGCAGGGTCTAATGGATGGGGACCACCTATTGGTACAACTTCCTGGGTTCCATTTGAAGGAGGTGGGGTTGATTTAGGGTCTATGTGGTTACCGGGACAACAATATACTCTATGTGCATCTAATTATGTTGGAAACGGAGGGGACCCCAGTGTAGTAGGATGGGCAGCGTGTTCACAAGCTTTGTGGCAAAGTTTAGGTGAACCAGAACCGGGAGACGTGGTAGGTTGGTTAGCGACTAATCTAAGTCTAAATGCAGTAATTGGTGGAGTTGGTGAGGTAAATCCAAACTATGCGGACTTGTATGGGGCTTCGATTTATGGTGGAGTTGAAAGTGCATATCCATATGCTTCCTGTTTAAGATTTGTGGGTAAATTTGCCGAATATGAACTTATAGGAATTGAAGGGTTAGATTTAAACCCACCAAATCTACCGGCATATATAGAGGATGAACCCCAACCTAATCTTCAAATGTATTTGGATGGTGGTTTTGTGGGTGACTATGGAATACTTTCACAAACCGGAGAGTTTGGTACAGGTTTAGAAACAGAACTTGGTGCACCTGGATATCCAGGAACTTGTTTTGCACCTATGGTTACTAATTGTGAAAATTGTTCTACCTCACAAAGTACATTTTTGCAAAACAATTTAAATAGTGAACAAGGTTGGAGTCCAACCAATAGTGCGTATTTTTATTGGTTTGGGTGTATGCATCCAGGAGCACTAAATTATAACCCAGAAGCGATATGTCCTTTACCTTTAAATTATTGTAATTTCGATGACGATTATAATCCAGATGTTAATAGAAATGAACAATATCATTTATGGGAACCCTGTGGAAACTCGGATAGTGTAGGTTATGAATGGGAAGGAGCACCTAACTACTTTACCCAAGCCCCATCTCAAAACAGTAACACTTTTTATCAAATAATGGGAAGTCCAGAGATTGGACAAATAATATCTTATGGTAACCCATCTGGTGCCAATTCCTGGTGGTGTTTAAAATATATGGGTTATAGTAATACTTTTGGGGTACAACCTACTACAAATACCCTACCTCTTAACCCACCAGTAACTTTACTTGAAACTTATCCAGATTGTGTTACTTGTCAGTCCCCTGACCCGGACCTTCCTCCATGTGATTGTCCTGATACTATTACCTATAATATAGATACAATAAACTCTGTAACTATTAATACTAATTTTACAGGATTTTATGACCCTACAGTACAATATAATGCAGGAGATGCGTTTGTTTTAGATTGGTATAATGATGGTTTAGGTCTTCTCACTTCTCACCCAAACCCAGAGTTTGTGGGCCTAATCAATGCACAAGGATTAACTAACCCTGTAACACAATTTGAATTACCACAATATATCGGAGGAGTGTGGGTTGCGGGAGGAGCTCCAAATACTGTATCTACACATCCGACATGTCCTATATCACCGGGACCTAGTTGTTATATATATTTAGGGACCAACACAACATCTACTATGTTAACTGCCTTACATGACCCTACACCAACAGGAGGAGGATATCAAGTTAGTGTTATATTACCTTTAACACCAGGTCCATCACTTGCTAATGGGGGTGTTCCTTATTGGGCAGGCCCTTACGTCCCACTTTTTGGGTTTGAGTTAGATAGTGAGAGTCAAATATTACAACAACAAGGTTTATTACCCCTTAATAGGAATTTTGTATGTTGTACTTATTTAGTACCAGATTGTGCAGACCCAACAGCATTAAACTACAACCCTAACGCGTTGTTAGGTTGTCCCGATAATAATGGTGATGGGTTACCAGATTGTTGTCTTTACTACACACCACCAACAATCATGCAAGAAAAAAAATGTTTACCTGCATTAACAAAAGAAGAGTTTTTGATGAATGTGTGTCAGAAACCAGAAACTCGTTCTGATGTATTTATTGAAAGAGGTAAAGTTTCAGTTTTTGAAAGATGTCAAAGACTGTCAGTTAACCCCACTATTGGTGAATTAGAACTTCACGGATATGGGTATTATAAATTTGAAAACCAAAGTTAAGAATTATGGCATTAGGAGCATATGGAATAAAAAGACCAGCAGACGTATCCCCAGAGGACGTAGAAATAATTGTACACAGTACCCCTAATAGGGATTTTACTACTAATTTTACATTACAAAAATTAAATTCATCCGCGGTATTATCACCCTATGTACATAATGCTGATACCGGTGGTATGGCAGGTGTAGAAATATTAGGTGGTTTATATAATTTAAAATTACCTACTAGTATATTTTCTACTAAAGGAATATATACGGTATACTTGAGACCTGCAGAAATTAGAACAAGTATTGTTGATTGTGGAATATTAGCAGCATTACCAAACGTAAAAGGATTGGTATTTGATATCAATGCTGTACCTGCAGAGTATAGAAATAAATTTACACCTATGAATTTAGTGGGTTTTAGAATAGAATACTTAAAAAAATCTGGACAAAAAATACCTAATTTTTACAGAATCGTAACTTCTAATTTTTATTGTGAACCAGTACCAGCAAATCTATCTAATCCACAACAAGTCTCCCCTAGGTATGTGTATAGTGATTCACCAACAAATTTAATGTTTTGTACGTTAACACCTACAAGTGCACCTACAACCCAACCAAATGCTATACCATTTATTGGACAGCCAAACCAAGACGTTATTATTACAAATACTTATTTTAATCCGATTACTTTAGATATTGAAATGGTAGACCATAATTTTGAGACACTGGCTATTGCTCTATACGGGAATCAAACTAAATCTATTGAAGACGGGATATATACAATGTATGATTTATCAGGGGTTAACAACATATATAAACAATATAATTTATTTGAAATTAGAGATGAGTTTGATGAAAAATTATATGAAGTTAGACAAGATAGAGGAAGTAATATAGATTTTACTAAACAATTTAACACAATAATAGCACAGTAATGACAAAGTATTATTACCCACCCGCTCCTGGAAATGGTGCTGGCACTTTTAGTGATAACTTAGTTGGTCTCCAATTTACCAATGGGAGTTCACAGATGACTACTGCTAATTTTTCATCTTTTGGTGATTCGGGTGGTGAAAAGACAAATAGAAATTTTGAGTTGGGTGGGTTTTCAGCTCCTATAACCTTAGATAGTTTATCTACGAATCAACCACACCTGAATCAACACCTACTTAATTCTTCATTACAAATTACTTTTAATTATGATGATAGTATAATAACCGACCAAGTACTCTATGGTTCGATGAAAGAAAGATTTAGAGTTGCGACTAACGGTATAGTAGGATTTTTCCCGGGAGCTTTATATATGAGTGCGGTTGATATTACAGCATCAACATCAGGTAATTCTGTAGAAAGTATTTCCTATGACACTATATTAGATAGAACTACTATAGAGGTTTCTAAATTTACAATATCTAACCCATTTAATATAGAATATACGGTTAATGGGTTAAAAGAAGTTATTTCTAATAATGACATAGAATTAGATTCACCTGTTTTTAATGGGATATCTAATACAGCGATAAGTGCACAACTAGGAAAAGTTTCACCTCTTAGGAATTTTAGTAAAGAATATACTAAATATTCTTTATCCTTTAGTGGTCAAGCTAATGAAAAAGAATATGCTTTATTAGATTATAGTCCTATTACAGAAGATGAAACAAAATTAAGAATAATAATTAAAGGAGCTCCTTTTGGTACTACAGCTACCACTACCACAAAAAGATTCTACATCAAACCTAATTCTGAAGAGTTTGAAAACGCCTTTGAAAACTTTGACTCTATACAAAAATTTTTATTAAACAGAAACACTACTCCACAATACACCGCAGAAATCCAAATTACACCTACATTATCTTCAGGTGAAAAAGTAAAAACAAAATTAAAAGTTAGTTGGCCTAAAATTGATTTGGTTAATTTAGATATTAATACTAGTAGTTACGACAGTTATTTAGCTTCTTTAGTACAAATAGCTGATGAGTTTGACGAAGTAAAAACAAATTTAGTTTCTAGATTTCTAACTTCAGAGTCTTTAACCGAGTTTGATACTATTGATAGAAAAGTTGAAAAAACACTCCAAATTTACGGTAGAAGTTTTGATAATGTTAAAAGATTTATAGATGGTATTGCGTACATGACTAATGTTACATATGACGGTAAAAACAATATACCTAATAATCTCTTAAAAAACTTTGCAAGAATGTTAGGGTGGAGAACACCATCTAGTATTAGTAAAGTTGCTTTTTTAGATACCATATTACAACCAGGTGAAGCACAATTTTCTGGGGAAACGGTAGGTATGACACCAGCAGAGTTAGACATTGAAATGTATCGAAGAATTTTAATGAATACAGCTTATCTATTTAAATCTAAAGGTACGAGAAAAGCAGTAGAGTTTTTATTACGATTTATCGGAGCTCCTCCCGCTTTAGTCGAATTTAATGAATATGTTGTCTTAGCTGATAACAAAATAAATCTAAATCAGTTTAATAGTTTATTTGCAACAATATCTGGTGGTTCAGTAACGTATTCAGGGGTAACTATAGAAACAGGAATGACACCAACAAATAATATGGTTGTCACGACCTCAACAACCCAAACTCACGGATTTTCACGAAGTGACTACCCAATCGACAATGAAGGGTACCCAACTAAACCAGAAGAAACGAGTAGTTACTTCTTCCAAAGAGGTGCAGGTTGGTACGAACAAACACCAGAACACCATGGAGAAACTGTTGTAGATTTACAAAATTCTATATTTTCTGGATGTTCACCTGACATTGTAACAATGTTAAACCCATTTACTTGGGGTGGATTTTTTGGCGACGGTAGTAAGTCCAACGACCCATCTGCACCATATTTAGAAAGATTTAGAAGATTTCCATTGATGAATTATGGTTATGGGTTAACTAAAGAAATTGATGATAAAAAATCTTGGTTAAAAATTGACGAAGATAATGAAATTAGGGAGTATAACTTTAACAATGAAAGATTCGCTTTCTACCAAACCTTCGATGAAAGACTAGTATTAAATGTTAAAAATGTTGATTTATTCTTAAATATTGGTCAAGGATTAGCTTATGATGTGTGGCAACAATCTGTATTAAGTGGTTGTCCGTTTAGTGGTGGTGTTTTAGACCCATCAGTATATTCATCACGTGGTGGTAATGATAGTACACATCCTGAGATAGATGCTGCTGACTTTAGTTTTAAAAAGTTTGTAGAAGGTTTTTGGAAAGTATATATTAATGTAAAAAATAGAATGACCATCGATGATGGTAAAACAGGTGGGTACCCTAATCTACAACAAATTTATATAAATTATTTAGCACAACATTGTGGTAGTAATAATCAGTATACCTATCAAAAAATGATAGACTATTCCTTAGCTCTAGGAGATTACTGGATAAAACTAATAGAACAATTATTACCAGCTACTACATTATGGCAAGGAGGTATAAAATATAAAAATTCAGTATTCCATAGAGATAAGTTTGTTTATAAAAATGACCCCGCAAGTGCGTCAACCATAAACCAACCAATATCTTCTCAAACTGAAACAAATTATTGTATACCTTGTCCATTTAGTGGTGCGGTCATCGATAATACAATTCCTACTCAGGTTAGATTTTCAGCTAATACATGTGGTGATGATTCTAGTTGTTGTGAATTATGTTCTAACAACCTTCTAGGTACGTTCCCAAATGGTAACCCAGTTCCTGAGGGATTTGGATGTAAATCTACATGGTTCCAACAATGGACAAGTACATATGTGACCACCCCTTCTAATTGTAGTAGTATTAATAATAATATAAGAATTTTAGCTCAAAACTTTTTAAGTAATAGTATGAGTATTAGTAGTGCTTACAACTTTACTCTACCCCAATCCAATAATAATGTTATGGTGGGGGAAAAGTTTATAGAATATACAAATCCTCTACCACCATGGGGGTATAACTATATTGTTAAGTAAATGTTATGAAAAAATGTTTTTGTGAATGTAATAGTGGGAAAGTTTTTTATGTAGAAACTAATCAGTCTTGCAAAAAAGAATGTGAAAAATATGCTAGTAGATGTGGTGATAGAAACCCTACTGGATTACGTTCCTACGGTGATACGTCATCTAGTACTTCTAACAACTCAAAAGAAGAAGTTAAAACAACTACTTATAATTTAGAAAGTGTAATAGGTAAGTTAAATATTAAAGATTTCTTATCTTCACTCAAAATTAATGTTTATGCGACAGGTACTTTTCTTAAAAGATACCCATCTAAAGCGCCATTTATTAGTTTTGTCTATAATGACACACAACCTATACAATTATTTATTAATCATGTAAATGGTGAAATAAAAGAAGGGTTTCTATACTTCCCTAAAGGGTCTCTAACTGCGGTTGGTAACAAACCTATGCCACCTATGTTGACAAGGGGTGAAACATTATACAATACTTCTGCAGTTATACAACTACAAAACACCCAAGGATACTTTGAATTTAGGCCTTTAAAGTTTGGTAAATTTACAACAGCCCCAACTCAACCACAACTTTACAAAAACAATGAACCTGCTTTTAGAAGATTAAACACCCCTATTGGGGGAAAAACACACGCAATTCAGATGGTTTTTCCAGAGTGGAAGCCAATTGATTTTAATAGAAGTACCCTAGGTTTTGATATTGATTTTATTTTTAAAACTGGTAAAAAAATTCATAATAAATTTTTAATTAAACCAGACTTAACTAATGTTATTGAAAATATAGGAAATGAAATTCCTATAACCATGGTAGCACAAAAAGGAGACGGTTCATTACCAAAAATATCAACTGTATACCAATCCCTTACAAATAATGATATAGAAAGAGGTGTGGTAAAATATGATTATAATAGTGTTTTTGGGGGTTCATTTAATGCGTATCAACTTCTTAAATCAGAAGTTTATATTGTAGAAAACACACAAAAATATGATTTATCTATAGGTGGTTATTTGGATAATAACACTAGACACTTACCTTATAATGTATCAAGAAGTGTAAAGAATAATGAAATACATCCTAGTGACCCATATAGAGTTAACGGACAAATTCGTTATCCTCTGAATTGGCCTTTAGATTTACGAAACAACAAAGTTTTTACGGAAGGAAATAAATGTTTAGTTTTAAAATTTACATCAAAAGAACAATCTAACGCTTTTACCCAAATCCTTAAACAGAATCAAATCGCAAATTTAGAAACTGATATGTACTATGATACTAATGGTATCATCCAAAAAAAACCTAGATTTTATAGTAATATTAACGAATGGTTAGAAAGAAGTAATTCAGATATTTTTTCCGACTTAGTAGTGGGGTATGATAGTTCCTCTAATCTTGAGAGTATAGAAATTTGTCCATCAAAAGAAACCGTACTAGGTGAGTATGAGAATATGATACCTAAAAAGGGGGCCAAATGTCAATGTAAATTTTCTGATGTGGGTGACGCGATAATTACTACTTACGATGTAAATTGTCCGGGTGATGATTGTACGAGTTGTTGCCAACAAGAAAAGGAAAGAAAAGGTTGGGATAACTGCTGGACTTGTAGTACAGATGTATATGCCCCAATCTCTGACATATACACAGATTTTTTTACTACCACTTATTCTCCAGTAAAAGAAGAATACAATAACCAACCAATCTATACGGCTTATACTAGCGGTTCACCTACTGGTGATACTACTTTTGATATATTCTATTCAGGCGTTGTAACTAACCAAAGTCACTCTTTTTCTGCGACTAACATTACAGTCCCAATATTACTAGAAAAGACTAAAAGAAAAAACGATTTTGGTTTTGTAGGGGTTAACTCGTCTAAAAACTATATACCCTACACACCTTCCCAAGTAAAACACACAAACAATGGGCCTTTACAAATTAGAACTACTAGTCCAGAAGATTTTATGTCATATAATGTATTAAGTGGTGGGACTTATAGATTTATGTACTCCGCGTATTTAGATTTTAAATATAAAGATAATAAATGGTGTGAGTATGTAGTAGATAACTACTTGTCAGGAAAAACATCAGCGTATGACTACCCTACAACTCAATACGACGTTAAAAGACTAATCAACACCTCAATCATTCAACTAGGTGATGGGGAAGATGGTGCTGTAAATACAGGTACCAATGGTGGTGTATCAGTTCCATCTGGTGGTCTCGCTTCAGGAAGCGGACTGACAGATTTTGATTTTTCTGTATATCTAGAAAAAACTAGTACTGGTGGTACAAAAACAAAGTTAGCAAGTTTTAGTGTCGGTAGGTCTGATATTTTTGGAAGAGCAAACGAGTACTTAACTTTAGATTTAAATAGGGGTGAAAGTATGAGTGGATTTTCTAATTGTACTAAAAGTGAGTCTACGGGTAACACTATATTTAGAAAACAAATTCCTATAACAGTTGATTCTGGTTTAGTAGAATTAATGAGTGGGGAAACTGTAAATTTAAAATATGATGCAATTGTAAGTGGTACTTCTAAAGTTGTTGGTGGAACTATTACCGTAGAATTAAATGTAGGTCATAAGTTAAATGTGAGTGGTTCATCTATTGAATCTCCTTTTTACAGGGTCATACGTAGTGCAACTGGAACCACAGAAAAAAATATATTCTTTAATCAGAATGAAATAAGTGAAGAACAATATATAGCTCCTGATAAAACCCTTAAAACAGCAAGAAGTCAAGGTAAACTATACGTTGTTAATCAAAATTATTCACCTATAACACCACCTACTATTAACGATAGTAATTTTAATTCTAATTTAACTTTTGTGGACAATCAAACTGATAGTACTACACTAAGTTTACCTACCAGAAACAATAAACCTTCTAATAACTGGGCAGTACAGTTAGAAAATGGAAGAATAGAGGACTATTATATTAACAACACCCAAAGAAAATTAGTGACTATGAGTAATGGGGTGATAACATTCAACATACCAAAGTATAACCAAGACTATTCAGTAAGATGTAACTATAGTTTTCCAAGTATTAACCATAGTTATGTTTTAAAAAATAGAATATCTAACGGTATAACCTCTTTTGACCATTTTATAGTTATCACACCATCATCTAATATGTATATACCGTGTTTTACCCCACCTTTAGATGAAAAATTTGACCTATTACAGAATACAAATCTAAATGATAGATTAATAACCTACACTAATAATGTGATTAATATAGATGGGCAAGAAATTATTATAAGACCTTCTAGAAGTAACCCTAATACTAATAGTTTAAATGATTTAAATACAAAATGTCAATACTATTGTGTATGTGAAAACACAAGAACACCAAACGTAGACCCATTTTTTGGGACAACTAATATTATAACCAAAACTAATATTGGTAATTGTGAGGACTGTGAAAAAGAAGCGGCTATTTATTGTGAAAACAATTATCCGGGATGTAAACCTAAAATATTATTAGGTGTATGCAACACCAATAAAGATAATTTATACACTAAAGGTGGAGAATATTTACTTCCAGGTGGAAAAAATTATATTGGCTTTTATCATTATCACGCACAAACTGGAAAATATATGGTGGGTCCTCGTCACGTAACAACATCACACGAAACTTTAACCCCTATAAATCCTATAACAACAACAAGGACTAGTGGTAGGGTAATGGTAAGTAATAACACAACATATAACACATCATCGGGAGGTGGAGGTACTTCTTCTGGTGGTGGATACTAAAAAATAAGTTATGGGAGACGGAGCAAGATATCTACAAAAATACCAAGTTATACCTACACCCAGTGGTAAATCAGAAGGTGCCATAATAATTGATTCAGTTAGTGGTGGAACACCACCCTATGAAATAAGTGTCAGTAAACAAGGTGAATCTTCATTCCAATCAAAAAGCTTTAATCTTTATAATTTATCTGAAGGTGTTTACGAATTAAGAATACTAGACGCGTTAGGTATGCGAAATACAAATGATATTGAAATTGGGTTATCAGCTTACACACTACCCACTTATTCTGCAGCTGTAACTAATACTGCATGTACCACAGACTCTAACAAATATTGTGATATAACAATTTATTCTGCGGCTACTAACTGGGAATCTCATGAAGCTATTCTTAAATCAGCTTATTATTATAATTTATATAAAAATGGTAAAGTAGTTAGAAGTATGAGGGTAAATAGTGGGGATACTACTCAGACTTTTAGTGGTCTCACAAATGGTGAATATTATTTACAGGTAGTAGACGCGGTTCCTAACACAGAGTATTATGATAGTGGTCAAAATTTTGCTGACGCATGTTGTTCTGGGGTTAACGCAACTTATTCAGCAAATACTTTTTTCTCTGCGATAACTTCAGCCTATACAATTAACGCTTATTTTTATCCTGGTAGATTTTGGCCTGGATGGACTTGGTCCCCATTCCCACCAACAACATATTATACAGGGTTATATAAAGATGGTATAACCAACACTAGAGAAGACATGTGGTTTTTTACAGGTAATTCTACCACGGGAATACTTGACCAAGTGGAATACACCAATTCCAACCCGAATAGTGCAAGAACTAACACAGACCGATTATGGTATTTAGGTGTTACTGGACAAACTATGTTACCAGGTGAAGATAAAGGACCAACCGGTCATACAGACCAAGGTCAAGGAGGTGAAGATTTAAGTGGAGGAACTATTACAGGACAAGATTATATAGGTACATTTTTTTATAACCCTTATGTTGAAAAATTTATAATGTGGGGTTACAATTCAGGAGCTACTGGATTTGGTTGGATGACTGTAAACCCTACCCATAAAAATTATGACATAATACCTTTAGTAGGTTCTAAAAACGCAGCAGGGGTAAGTTTGCCTAACCCAGTGTCAGCCGATAACGTCACTTCAATCGCTACCGTAAGAGATGCGAGAGTAGGTAGAGGTATGTTTCAGTATTCTGGTGTGGGGAGCCAAGATTTTTATAGTGTAAAAAATTGGGACACTTATGATGTAGCGGGTTGGAGTGATATTTCAAATGACCTTAACTCACAACATGATACAGGTAATCCAGCGTTACTTTTAGTTAAAAATGATTACAAACAATTTGCTTCTGGAACATCACAATCTATGTTATCCCCATGTGAGTATTTAGATTATACTTGGGAAATAACTTATGGAAGTAGTGGTACAACACATAATACTGGTGGAATTATTTTAGCAGCTAAAACAGATGATGAAGGTCTTTATGGCGAAAAAGGGGTTACACATCAGTTAAGTTTAGAGTTTTATAGAACTAGTGGTATGACAGTGTATTATAATAGAGCACAAAATGGTTACGCTTTCCAAAGACCCTTATACGGTCTTAGTGATGATGGGTGTGACGATTCTTTAACTCACGACTACATAACAAAAGACCCTACAAAACCAACCACATCTTTAGATGTTGTAAGTGACTTAAATACAGAGTATGTTGGTTTAATAAGGCCCAGACCTACGGTAGTGGGTAAGAAAATAGACGAAGTTAGTTACACAACTAATGACACAACAACAGACTCGTGCACTGATAGTGCATATAGAGAATTTGAAGACAAAGTATTAGGTGTAGATGGACCTTATAACGTGGGGAACACCATGTCAAGCCAAGGATATATTAGAATAAAAGTTACTAGAAGTGGAAGGTTAGGTGAAGATTTTAAAATAGAAGTAACTAGAACAATGGGTAATAAAGGTGGAGCACAAGCTAACGCTAGTAAAGGTCCTGGTGACCCTAACCCCTACTATTTAACCATGGAATTTTCACTAATCGACAGTTCAACCTGGACTGGTGCAAAATACAGTGCTCCAAGTTGGGTAACTGGAAATGAATTATTAAAATTTTTAGGGGGTGTTAAAATAGGTTATACATGTGATACCTATCAGTCTACATGGTTTCATCCAGAATTTACTGGAAGTTGTAGTACTATAAGTTTACCTTCAGATGAAGACCCTGGAAGTGGTACAAATCTAGGTTCCCAATCAGGGGTAACACTAACTAATGCGAGTACAAATCATGTTGTAACAACTAAAGATACGTGTAATTTTGACCCTAAATGCACACCTAAAACACCACAAATAAAACCAAGAATGCAAGGATACTTCCAAACATTCAGGAAACCAAATACATTTGTTTCTGGAAGTTCTAAAGATTTAAACTCACTCAAAGATTTAAAAATTTATAATTTATCTGGCGATACATCCGCTAAGTTTAACTTTGTTTTTACAGGTGAAACTTCTGATATAACACTAAAAAGACTTTATCCACAATTAAATATACATAGGTATGAACCACAACAAAAAAGATTTGCTTTAGTGCCTGACTACAAATATCTTATTGATAATTTAGATACTATTAGTGGTGTTACCTATGATGATTTTTATGGTATAATAACCTATGGTGCAACGTCAATAGATTATTCTGCAAGTACTTATATTCCTTTTTCCGCTTTATCTACAGGAACTTGTTATGAGTATATTGTTAAACCTAATTTTATTAGTAAGGATAAAACAACTACAGACCCTGTATGGGTAGAAATTGACCAAAATTTAGACGAAGTTAAATTTACTAGTGAAGACTCTTACTTTGTTTTAACCACACCACCACCTAAACCACAATTAAAGATTGATGGGTTAGATTATGGTACTAATGATTCTTGTAGACTGGTACAACAAGGTTATACTGTTAGAGGAATTCCAGGTTTTGAATCTAATTCTGCTTTCACTTATTCAGCTATAACTTTAAATTTTGAACCTACGTCACGAATATTAGTAACAGCAAATGGTGTTCTTTTAAAACAGAGTGACAACAATTTATTCGCACAACTAAGTGGTGATACACAAAGTGGGGATTATATTATACTAAATAATAGAATTTATTTTGCTCCTAAAAGTGTACAAAATAATGATATAGTTTCTGTGGTTTATCCAGCAACTAAAGGTAAAAGTTACCATAACCAAAACTTTACAGTTGGAGCTGTGGGGACTAGTTCTGGAGCCACCCTATATCGAAATAGTCTCTATTATTTTATTAATTTAGAATATGAAGCCGTAGGTGAAGTTGCTATAGCGATTAATGGTACAATACTAACTCAAGGTATAGATTATACCAGAGTAGGAGAAAAACTTATACAGTTGATTAAACCTTTATATACGGATACTAATAATCTAAATAGTACTGATGTGATTAATTTATATTATTTAACACCTTATATGGTAGTGTCTAACGCGTCAGTAAAAACACCACAATTGGTAGTCCAATACGATAAAACACTTAACTATCAAGAAGAAGTAGAATTAAATGTTAGAGATATGTCGGGTAATACCGTACAAACTTTAACCAAAAAAATGAAATTACAGGATTATGGCACAAAAGCTTTTACATTTACTATAGAAGTTCCTCACCCAGGAACTTATACTTATAATGTGATAAGTAAACGTGAATATCCTTTATTAATAGGAAAAACATTTACACAAAATAATAGTACAAGAAACATTAAATTTGTGATGGATAGTACAGTATTCTATTCACCATATAATTTACCAAGAAGTGCGACGGGAAGTAGTGTCACCTATTATTGATAATAAAACGACAAAAATAATATTTATATAGTAAAATAGAGGATTATGAGTTATATTTTAAAAGACAGTTCCCAAGGACAAATAGCGGTTAAACTAACGGATGCCGGTAGAAAAAAATTATCTGAAGGAAGACTAAACATAGAGTTATTTCAACTAGGAGACAGTGAATACTGTTATAATTGTTACGATACTTTACCTAATTTATATGCGGGTATTAACATTTTGCAAGCTGAACACAATGCACAAAATTTAAACCCTGTACCAGAATTAAATAAAGGGCATGTTAAATACCCTATACCTATAAATGCTGACAGTAATTCACAAACTTTTGGTGTAGCACAAGCAAATCATAATGTTGAAGAGGTTTTTAATACCGCAACACAGAGAGGGTTTTTTACTGGAGCAACTACAGCTTGTACCTGTGATGTAGATACCACCCTTCCATATGAAATTACTAATTGGTCAGCTAACACTACCTCTGCTTATACCTTAAACGCGAACTGGTGTTTTCCAGCATCTGCGATGAGTGGTACACAACTAGTTACTTTATTATCCTCAAGTACCTATACTGATACCGGCGCGTTTAGAGAAGCGGGTGGATATACACCAGTACAAGGAGACATTCTAGGTATTAGATTTAATTTCTCCAGTGGAGGAACAGGTACCTGTGCTAGTGTTGTGTGTTCTGCAGCTGGACCTACACTATTTTACCAAATAACAGATACCGTTGTAACCAATACTGCACAAACCGGAATATGGATAACCGCGACAGTAGATAGAAACGTACCTAATCTGATGCAAGCCGGGGTTTCCTATGGAGCGACACCTGGCACCTCACAAACAAATTGGAATAATATAGTATCAGGGATTACCGCAGATACGATATCCAATAATGAGGGATTCCCACGTTACTGTGCATGTGTACAAGTATACCCCGCAGTATCTGGTGGTACCTATAGTGCTAATTCTGAAAATCCATTTTTAACCTGGTATAGTTCAGATACCCCCATACCTTATTGGTCCCCTGGGTCATTACAGTTTGAAAATAATTGTGATGTTTCGGTTGCGGATGTAAAAGTATGGAATATGAATGTACCTTGGACGGAACAGGTAGCTGGTGTAGACAGCACCAACCAAGGGTATGAATCTTATAACTACTACGGTTCTACAGGTTTTTGTGGTACAAAAGAATATCTAGGATATAAAAGTGATACAGGACAAATAGATAGTGGTGATGTAGCTGACTTTTATAACTCAAATCAAATTAGTTCTTCATGGTATTATGATTCTTATAAACATGTAAGGACGGTTATGCCTTCACAACAAAAAACAATTGCTATTTTTAATTATACAAATCAAACCATATCTAATTTTTATGGTGAAAAATTTGCACTTAAGAAAAATGGAACTACTACAACGGGGATAGGAGAAGCTACTAATTTTAAAATATCTTTCCCATGGTTAATGTGGCATAAAAAGAGAGTAACTGGAACAGGTTCTGGTGATGAAGGTACATTTGGGCAATGTTTTTATGTTGACCCACAAATTAACAGTGTATTCCCAGACGCTCCTAATGTAATGCAATCTAGTGTTAATGACAATATGAACGAATTTCCAGGTTTAAGGTATTATTATTTATGGGACGACAATCAAGGACCTATGATGTCATCTACCGGACAAACTACGGTAGGACCAAATCCCGTAGGAAAGGTTTGGCCTGATTTAAAAATAATAACTATTCATGATGAAGAATTAGTTGCAGCTTTATCCTATAAATCTAATAGAAGTTGGACACTTCCAGCCCCAACAGTTAAAAAAATAAATGCTGGTACTAACTGTGTGGGTTCAGCATCTACTATAGGTGCTTTCACCAATCCAAATTCGACAATGTACCTAACGTATTTGATGGAGAGTAATAGTGGACTTACAACAGGGTTACACTGTAATTATTATATTCCAGTAGAAGGTCCAGGTCCTGGATTAACACAAGACTTAGAAATAAGGTTTGGTCAAGAATTCCCTTATTTACGACCATGGCAAGCTCAACCTACAAATGCTGATATTGGTCAAATAGATAATGATAGTCAGGCAGCGGGGATTAATTGGGGAGCATCCTCAGGGGGTACCGGATGGCAAGCTAATAAAGTGTGGTTACTATTCCAAGAAGTAATAGGTAGTGACCAACCTTCACCAAATCTATGGAAAAAAACAGAAGTTACCCAATTAATTCCAAGTGCATACAACACTTATGGAAATCAAATTCATGGGTCAGCTATGACACAAGCGGATACAGTGTTTTACTTAACAGCAGCAAATATAGCTACCGCTACCACATATACTTTAAACGATTATATTAAAGTACCATCTGCAACAACAGAAAGTACAGAACTTCAATTTGGTGACGAGTACTTTATGTACGGTGCATTAGATACTGATATTATGGCCACAATATACGAAATGAGATATAATGTTAATATAGGTAATAACCAATTTGTAACATCTGTGAACCCTACTTGGCCTGGGGCTTCAGAAGATATAAAAATAACGGAAATTGGGTTATTTGATAATGAAAATGGCATACCTGATTTAATGGCGATAGCCAAATTCCAGTCACCAGTTATCAGAAATTCAGCCCAACAATTTGTATTAAGTTTGGATTTCTAATGGGATTTATAAGTACTGCGACAACGCAAACAATATATTTAAAATTTACCGACTACGGTAAGTACCTACTAGCTACTAAAGGTTTTAGTCAAATTTTAAAATCTTTTGGGTTATCTGATAATGATGTAGATTATAGAAGGTTTAATACTGGACATTCCTTCATTCAAACAGATGATACTAGTTTTATTGATTGTGGTGGTCCGACCCATGCTTATCCTTGTTCTGGACAAACAATACAAACTGCACCAGGAGGTCACGGTGTAGAAAGACTTTCAGGTTGTTGTTTCCATAATTATCCATTAGAAAGAGGTGCAACATATACTATAGGTACAAACTTAAATGCAGGCGTTACAGCTATTGCTGCTGATACAGTCATAAAAGAAACGGTTTGTAATTTAGGGGTTATGAAGGGATGTAGTGTAGATGTCACAAATACTCTTATATCTGAACATTCTAAATCATGTCCCGATGAAAATTTTTCTACGTTACATTGGAATTACTCAACCCCAACACCTTCTGTATGTTTTGACCCTGGATATAATGCAACTACTTTTGGAATTGTTGCGGGCTGTGAATGTTTTGATTATAATAATGATGGTACTTGGGATACCGATATAGATATGACTACTTCCTGGATGTCCTTCAATATGTGGTCACAAGGAATTAACGGAATGCCTATGGCAACTGGTGGTGTTTTTGGTGATATTAATGGTGATGGACAAATGAATTGTGATGACCTGGCGTATGCGTTGTGTTGTCATTGTTATAAAAACGGTACACTCCAAAACGGAACTTACCCTAGTAACAATATAAATAATTTCGTAGCGGGGTATTATAATCAGGGATGTCCTTCACTAAGTTGTACATCACTTGGATTCCCAAATAACTGTCCACATAATGTACCGATATCAGGGCCTGGTCCTGGACCCACAATACCACCTGTAGTTAATACACCAACTGGTGGAAGTGGTGCTGGAGGTATGTCTTCTGGTGGTAGAGGAGGTGGATATTAATAAGATGAAGACTAATAATATGTTTACAATAAAAAAGAACTTCGTAATAATTATATAAAAAGAATAATAATATGGGATTTGTACAATCAGCGTCAACGCAATACATACAAACTGTTTTAACTAACTATGGTAGAGGATTACTAGTCAGTGGTACAACAACAGGTCTTGGTGGTCTAACTAACTTTGTTAAAAAATTCGGTTTATCAGATATAGACATAGATTACAGACAAACAAGTTTGACAGGGCATACAGCTCAATTAGGTTTTATACCAGACGTTACAGGTGATTTATGTGATTGTTGTAATGGATTAAATGATGGGTATTTACAATCTTCTTATTTATGCTGGCAAGGATGTAGTACTGTAACACCACAAGCTAAACAAATGTTAGTGGGTATAAAGAAAAATGCTACTACACCTATTAACTATTATGATATAGCTGAAGTAGATGTTTATTTACATGATTATTTTGCTTTATTAAAATTGGTTTCTAATTTATACGCTTATGACCAAGAATTATTCTGGAAAGGTAATTCTTTACCTAGTGCAACAGCATCAGATTTTGAAACTGAAGCTGCACAAAAACTAGGGTTAGGAGCGAGTCCTAATTCTACAACTATAGGGGGAGCATTAAAATATTTAGGTAAATCGGTAAATGAAGGTGGTTATGGTAGGGGAGTTTTCTTAGATTTTTGGGACGACACCCTAGTTTATGACCCTACTTCAGGAGCACAAACTAAAGAAAATGTAGAAATAAGTTTTGGTAGTCAGATAGATAACAATAATCACCAAATATTAGCTGGAGGAAGTTACTTATTCTCACAGGGTCCTGCGTCTACATGGAGTACACCAGGAGCACAAAACAATATGTCCCCTGACTTAGATTTTGCAAATGGAGCATATATGGATATAAGTCAATTAACCCCTAATGTTTATGGTAATACAACCATTCAAAAAGGTGGTGTATCACCATGGACAATATCTTTTAATCATGCTACTACTTCTGGTCCTGGTCCTGGGGCAGTTTATAAAGGAGCGGGTCCTGCAGGAATAGGATTCCCAATTACAGACATTGGGTATATGGCATTACCAACATACGAAACCTACGGTCAACCAGGACCTACTGTACCCGGTTCAGCCGGTCAAGCTCAAACATGGGATAATTCTTCGGGTGTTCAATACCCTTACCCATACTGGCCAACTAGTAACCAAGACATTATAGACGCGGGAGGATTTTGGTCCAATGAAATATATTTTATAGGTTATTCTAACCCCTACCAAATGGAAAATATGTTTGGAATCACACAACCTAATGCAACTGGAAATTGGGTTACCCCAAATGGTACATCATTACAATTTGAAATTATGGGTGACAGTAATGCCCCTCTATATCGGGCGGTTAATTATTACGTACCAACACTAAGACAACATATAATACCAAATTCAAATGATGATACAGCAAACGGTTATTATATACCAAGACCTGAAAGTATAGCAACTCAACTGCATTCAAATAGTACTTATGATATGCCTACAGTGAGTCAAGGGCCACAAATGATTTACACACCAGCTGTAGGACACTCCCCTATGAGTACATTAGGTTATTTTGGTACCACATTAGAATACTTTCACTTGGAGACAGCGACTCACACTGGAGTAGGCACAGCAGCTCTAGGTGGAACAGTAACAGTACCTAGTACTAGTCATGTTAATTATGGGGGTAATGATGCAGCGAGTGTTTATGGTGGTGGAGTTTATTATACTTGGTTTACTAGAAAAATGATAATGAATGATTGGTTGTTGGATGCTGTTGGAAAAAACGGTTCTATGGCATTCCCTACTTTCGCATCTGTCTTTTCCGCGAAAAGTAGTAGTAATCTGGTTAATATAGGATTTAACGCAGGGGATGTTGATGAATTTAATATTAGTATTCCAGTTACTTATAATATCCATTCTGCTGATGACCCTACGGTTTTACCAGCACTAGTTAAAGTTAATTTTATATATAATAAAGTTGCAGCTTTACAAAGTTTAGGTTATTCAGGTGTTACAGCATCATACGGGAGTAGTCTTGTACCGTATTACCGTTTATTTGATAAAACAGAAGTTAAATTTTATGGTGAAGATGGTGATTCTTCTAATATATCTTCTATTACTCCAGCAACTGACGCCTTCCAAGAAGATAACGGTTCAGGTAATAAGATATTTAGAAAAATACACTCTACTTCTAACCAAGTTATATAAAAATAAAAATTAAAAAAAGAAAATATGCCAACTAACGATTATTGGGACAATATGTTTAGACCAGAAATGTCACGAACCACTACACAAGGTAACCAGTTTGGTAGTTCACCAAGTGCTACAAAAATAAGTTACGTAGAAAAATGGGCCTACCCAGACGAACAATATCCTAAATTTAAAGATACTTCAGCTCAATCGACTTATCAATTTGGTCGTTACCTTAACGAATATTATAATGCATATATTCCAGCTAGTTATATGTCATCGGTATCAGCCGGAGACGACCAACCTAGTAGAGTATTTTTCTTTCAGTTCGTAGATGATACTACATCCATACCTTCTAACTCAGTAGGGTTTCATTTTCCAGGTAGGACCAGTCTAAGCTATGACATAACTAATCACAAATACATTTAAAATAAAAAATTATGCCTAATTTAAAACCATTAAACCCGAGTGATATACAAGTAGTGAATAATATGGTAGCTTTTAGTGCCAACACCACTTCAAATACAGCTTACTTTAATTCTGACTACTCTGATTTTCAAGCTGTTTCAGGGTATAACATGATAAGTGGGGATACCATGAAATTTTATTCAGCACAAAGGGTACCTAATAATGGTAGACCTTTTTCTAATCTATTTCATTCCTTTAAATTTCCACTAACTTCTGCAGATACCACTAGTGGGTGGGTAAACGCAGGTTATAACGGTTCATATATGAGTGCTATAACAAGTACCCAAGGTACTGGAGAAGAATTTATTGTGATGGAAATACCTAGATGTAATTATGGTGAATTAATAGATGGTAGAACCATTAAAATAGTAATACCTACAGGTAATACGGGTACACCAGCACTTACAGCTCCACATCCTATTACAGCGTATACTAGTTATTATACAGCACAAGAATGGTCATCAGACAACAGTAGTCAAGCAGCGTTTTTTGGACACCAAGTAAATAATGTTAACACAGCTAATCCTGAATACCCATCTACTAATGTAGCATTTTTATTCAGTGATGCAGTAAGACCACCACAAGTAGCTTATGCGTCATCATGGGCAGAAGGGTTCCCAACCACAATCGGAGCATCAACTAACGGTGGTACAGCTTTCCCACCAATAAGTGCATTACCACCATCTGGTTATCCTAATGGTGACCAAGATTTATATAGTTTTACCAGTTCTGCAAATAAAAAACCTTATGCAACAGCTGATGATATTCCAGTAGGTGTATGTTATTTAGATAAAGGATTTTGTGTTTTAACACATACAGCTATTACTAGTAACTTTATGTCTATGTATGGTAACATTAGTGCAGCAGAATGGTTCTCAGGAGGACCAACAGTGATGGGTAGTGGACAAACAGGTGTCTTCTTCACTGGAAGTACTGGAGGTGGGCCTAATGCAAGTTCGGCTTATTGTCAGTACTATACCTTTGAAAAAGAGTGGGTTGTAAATATAGACTGTCATGCAGATGTAGGTGAATTTGTAGTTACAGAAAATCAAACAGCCTCACCAACAGCAGCCCCTACCTATGGAGCATCTTCAGTAGCAAATTCAGTAGGTGCAGGTGGTTATCCTGACCTCTATAGTTTAGACATGGCAAATATGTCAGCATGGGTAACAGAGGTAGGGTTATATGATGATGCAGACAATTTAGTAGCTATAGGTAAACCAGATAGACCTATAGAAAAACAACCAAACGGTTCTGTAACTTTTAGAATGATATTTAAATTTTAAATGTGTGTTTACTTTAGTGTAATTAAAGTGATATTTTAGTAATGACAAAATTAAAAAACACACCGAAAGTCTTAGGACTAGATATATCCACTAAAACAATTGGATGGGCATTATTTGATTTGATGTCCCAAGAACTTCTAGAACTAACTCATGTTTCACCAAAAATTAAAGCTTTACCAGATAACAAAATAGAAGAATTGTTATTAAAATCAGAAGTGTTTTCAGATAAAGTAAGTGAATATAAAAATATGGGTATAGGAAAGGTCATTATAGAAGAGCCTCTTATTAACTCCAACAATGTCTATACAGTATCCACCCTAATGAGGTATAATGCATTTATCATTAAAATAATCCACACCAAACTAGGTGTAATACCTGAAGTAATATCTACATATAACGCAAGAAAATTTGCTTTCCCAAATTTATTCACTCAAAATAAAAATGGAAAAAAAGTTTTGTTTGGTGGATTTGAAAAAGGTTGTGATAAAAAACATATTATTTGGAAAAATGTGTCCGATAAAGAACCTCATTTAGATTGGACTTATACACGAAACAATACCCTTAAAAAAGAAAATTATGATATGTCCGATGCTTATACATGTGTGTTAGGTCATATGAAAAAAGAATCTCTCTGGTAATTGAATATAGGTCTATTTTTCCTATATTTAAATTATGAATGATAATAGTCTACTTATTAATTTACTTTCCGAAGTATTAGGACCACACAACCAACACTACGAAAATAAAGGTCAAATTTCTTTTGATTGTCCTGTTTGTTCTTATGATATAAAAGGACTTAATAAAGGTGATGGAAAAGGTAATTTTGAAATTAATTACTTTAAAGGTGTGTATAAATGTTGGGCATGTTCAGAAACTCACGAAACTCACGGTTCTATTAATAAATTATTTTGGAAGTGGGGTAATAAGAAACATAGACAAAATTGGAAATTAATAGCTCCAGAAAAATTTATACCTGAGAATAAAGTCTATAAAAGGATAGAATTACCTGATGATTTTATTTCTTTTGAAAAGGGTAATAAATTAACAATATCTTATAAAGAAGCAAGAAATTATTTACTTAACAGGAATATATCTGAAGATAAAATGATTAAATATTCTATGGGGTATACTAACCAAGGACCTTATAGAGGACGTATTATTATACCATCGTTTGATAAAGATGGGGAAATAAATTATTTTGTTGCACGTTCATACACTAATCATCGAATGAAATATAAAAACCCTGAATTCCCTAAAGAAGAAATTATATTTAATGAATCTAGAATAAAATGGGGTGAAGACATTTATCTCGTAGAAGGTGTGTTCGACATGTTATTTTTAGATAACGCCATACCAATACTAGGAAAAACAGTTTCTGATAATTTATGGGGTAAATTATATGAAAAGAGTGGAAAAAACATTATAGTATGTTTAGATGGTGATGCTTGGGAGGACGCAGAACAACTTTATCGTAAATTAGATGGTGGTAGATTAAATAATAGAATTAGAGTTATTAAAATGCCTAAGGATAAAGATGTGGCAGAATTAGGTGGGGTTAAAAATTTAGAGACGTTAACACTACTTTAGTATATTAACAACCTCTTCTTGAAAGTCATGACATTTAAATACTTTATAGTTATCATTTTTTTCATTTAACCAGACAATGTAAGACTCACCTAACTTAAGGTTAGTATTTTTCTCAATAATATATTTGTAAGTAGAAAGTTGTAATGAATATGTGTTTAGTTCACAAACATCCAAGTGACTTATAGGGTCCTTAAACTGTTGCCACTTATTTCTTTCTTTAATTTCTTTATTTGTTTTCCAGTCCCATATTTCTAACATCCCACTTTTCTCGTTCCAGAATAACTGGTCAACCATCCCACACAAACCTAACTCCTCATCACCAACAACTAGTTCTGCTCTTACAGGTACTAATTTTTCAAAAGAGTCCTCATAGAATTTTTTAAATAATTTTATAATATGATTAAGAGCTTCCCTACATTCTAACATATTTTCTACACTTCCTAAAACAGAAGTCATCTCCTCCTCAGGAAATGGAAATACTTTATTAAAAAGATAGTTTTCAGCAAAAGCGTGAAATGCAGAACCTTTTTGAGTAGCAAAATCTGCTTTATATTTCCATTCTTTAAGGATGTCTTCTTTTAGTATACCTCTTTCTTTAGCTTTTTTTTCAGACCAGTAATCGGTGTCAAAAGATTGTTTAAATTTACCTATTAATTGTGTTACTGATGACATTTTTTTACCATTAAGATAATACTTATGTTCTTTATCGTGAAATTTAATATGGTTAAATTTTGCTAGTTCTCGTGTAATTTCCATTTTAAAAATATAGGTAAAAATTTAGGGAAGGAAAGAGGTTAAATAATTCCCATCGCTTTTTTAACATAGTAAGCAGCTAAAGGTTTGTGTCCACCAATACTCCAATAATCAATATCTTCGGTAGCTACATCATATTGTTTATAATCGTATATGGTAGCTGTAGTACCATCAGGAAACTCTATAACCCATTCCATTTGTACTTTTCCATCTGGACTAGGTTCATCATAGACGGGTGGCCCAAATACTTTTTCTATATCGTCTCTATGGTAACCATCTAATTCACCCTGTCTACTAGTACCACCACTATTTCTGTAATTTCCTGTTTTAAATGGGAAAGGTGAAGGTATAATTAATTCAGTAAAAGTATGGCTTGGGTCATTAGCCATATTTTGTATAAATAAAGCATATACGAAGTCTTTTTCATCATCCTCAAACCCATACAGTCTAAATACTGGTTCTATAATTTCTTCCATCACTTCTCTATTCCATTGGTATTTTGTTTTATCATGATGAAGTAACATCGCAGTACTAGATTGAGTAGGTTCAAAGAACTCCAGTTCATAACCTTCATCTACTAACCAAGGAGCTCTTCCTACCATATCTTTTAACATTGTTCTTATTCTTCTTTCTTCCGCTGTATTTTTAGATAATTCTTCCGCTTGTTGTTCTGTAATTTTAATTTTTAATGTAGATTCTTTCATATTTGATTTTAATTGTGTGGGAGAAGTAATCGGTGGATTATTAAAACCTATTTTACCATAATAGATACCTCTCATATGTTTTTGTCCTTCATTTTTAAAAACAATAAATTTAGGGTTACTTGAATTAGGACTACTTACAAATAAATAATTAACATCTATAGGATATCCTTCTTTAGGTAAAGCCGCAGACTCTACTTCATAAGGAAATCTTTCTGTTTTATATACTCCTTTTTTTAAAGGTTTAACTTGATAATAATCCATCGAACCATCCTCTCTATAAATTCTCATATCTTGACCACAAGTTCTATCTAGAGTATCACCAGGACACCCAGATTCAATTTTAACATTACCTAAACCATTATCTTTATACCAAGACCTTAACCATTCTTCACCCATCCGTTCTCTTCTTTCTCCTATACATTGGGTTTCCCTATTCTCATTTGCAAGAACTTTAACTATATCACCAGGACCAAATAACCTTATTTTATTATCGATAATCCATGGTAAAAAATCATCTCTATTCCACTCTTCACTTACCTCGTCTTTATAAATCTTTAAAAGTTCTCTTAAAACACGTGTATTACCCTCAAAATAGTTTAATATAGACCAGTCATCAGTTCCACATGCAAGTTCAAAATTAATAACTCCTGGGTTTCTACTACTTCCCTCTGGTACATTGCCCATTCCCCAGTTGTCTGTGTTACTCCACACATCTTTAATAGCTTGCTTAACTGTTTGACGAAAAGGGCTCCTCGACTCTACTTGAGTATAGAGAAAATTATTATTGTACAATAATTTATTATTTATTATAACATTAGATGACGGTCTATCATCCGAAGGTTCACTAATTTTTTCTTTTTTAGAAATACTTAAATTAGGCCAAAAGTTAAAAGATAATAAACTAGTATTAACAGGAATATCGTCTTCACCATCAGCTCTTAAAATAATTTCTTTATAATTTTTTATTTCTTCTGGGGTTACTCCAGAAACATCATTAAAGAAATACCTCCAATTACCCGAAGCTCTATTTTTATAATTGACAACTAAGGGTTCAGTTGATATCATTTCTTCATTATCCGGAGTTTGTTCCTTTAAAGTTTTTAACTGATGTTTTGTAACAATAATCTTCATACTAATAAATATTTGAAAGATGAGGCAATTTTATTATAATTATAACATGATAAAAACAATTGTACATTATTCAGACCTACATCTTAAACTTTACAAGCACCACCAAAGAGATAAATCAATATTAGAAAGTGCTTTAGAAGAGTGGAAAAAAATTAAACCAGATAGGATTGTGTTTACTGGTGATTTGGTACATTCTAAAAATCAGATGACACCAGAGTTGGTTAGATTAGTAAGTTGGTGGATGACAGAAACTGCAAAAATATGTCCCACTATTTACTTAATCGGTAATCATGATTTTTTAGAAAACAACCAAGACCGCTTAGATGCTATAACACCTATAGTGGAAAATTTAAATAATCCTAACATAACTTATTATAAACATAAGGGTGTTTATGAAGATAAAAATATACTTTGGTGTGTATATTCACTAGTGGAAGAAAATGAAAGACCAGATATCCCAGATACAGATAAAACCAAAATAGGTTTATTTCACGGTCCTATTATAGGGTTAAAAACAGACATAGGTTTCCAATTCGAAGAAGGGTATGACGCGGAAAGATTTGAAGGGTGTGATGTAGTATTAGCAGGTGATATACATAAAAGACAAATATTTGATATACCTAATAATAATAAAGCGTATATGGTTGGTTCTACGATATGTCAAAATTATGGAGAAAATGTAAAAAATCATGGTTATGGTATTTTTAATCTGGAAGATTTTTCCTATATTTTTAAAGACTTAGAAAATCCACAACCTTTTTTAAGTTTTAAAATAAACGATATTTTAGATATTGAAGAACAAAAAGAAATTTTAACAAATGGTTAATTTACCTAAAAATTTAAATAAAAATATTGAAGACTACTGTAAACTCAATGAAATAGAAGATACGGTAGATTTTATAATTAAATGTACTAAGGATGGACTTACTTTGGACAAATATGGTGTAGCACCATTTTTACCTAAATCCCAGATACAAGAAGTTCCCGTAGAAAAAGAAATAGTAAAAGAAGTTATAAAAGAAATACCAGTAGAAAAAGAGGTTATAGTAGAAAAAATTGTAACCAAAGAAGTTAAAGATACTCAGTTAATTGAAGAACTAGAAAAACTCAAAAAAGAATTACAAAATAAGGATAATTTAATAAAAGAACAACAAGAAAGAATGGAACAAATGGAAGATGTGCTTGAACACTTCAAAAAAGTAACAGTCAATAGGAGAGCAAAATACCTTAAGACCTCAAACATAAACGATACATATATAGAATAACATGGAAATATTAATTTGGATTTTAGCAGCTTACGGAATGTCTCAAATACTTGTATTTGGAGGAATATTCGATACACCAAGAGATTGGATAAAAAAACACTCTACATTTTTTGGAGACCTAATCTCATGTATGATGTGTACGTCTACCTGGGTCGGATTCTTTTTCTCCTTAGCTTTTTATTCCCCAACACTACCTATGGTAATTATACCTTATACTAACATATTTTTTGACGGTATGTTAGCTAGTGGTTCAGTGTGGGCTCTTAATGCGATGGTAGAATGGTTTGAGGAAAATAGACCTAAATAACAATGAAAACGGTATGGAACTAAAAAGAGTAAAAAAGTTAAAAAACCCTTTTGTTAGGGTAGTGTGGGAAGACATACCAGAAAATTTTACCAAAGAAAGAATAAGAAGAGTTAAATCTTATTTTAGTAAAAAATATAATTCAAAAAACGTCACTGTCATAAGTAAAGCACAATCAGTTAAAGGTAAAAAACTAGAATTATCTTTAGGTGAAGATGTGATGGACAAAAACTATCAAAAAAATCTTTTAAAAGAATTTCTTAAACAAGAAAACATTAACGTAGAATGGGGTGACATATCTCGACTTGATGATAAGGTAAACGCCAGTCTAGACAAAACAGGTATACTACAAAAAAGATATAGAAAGTTAGTAGTAAATAAAATTAAATTTTCTAATTTTCTTTCTTTTGGTGATAATAACGTATTAGACTTTAAACGATTAGACGGTATAACAGTAATAGACTCAAACCCACCAAATTTTGGAGGGAAAACAGTTTTAGCTGTAGACTTACTCCTATTTTTATTTTTTAACAACACCACTAAAACTAATAAAGCTGAAGAAATATTTAATAAGTTTCGTAATAAAAATGAGGTAATTGTAGAAGGTGATGTAGAAATTGATGGTGAAGATTATATTATTTTAAGAAAAGTAGTAAGAAAAAAAACAGCTAAAGGAGAGTGGTCTGTTAGAACACATTTAGAGTTCTTTAAAAAAATGAAAGATGGGAGTTTACAAAATTTTACTGGAGAACAAAGAAGGGAAACAGAAAAATTTATTAAAGAAGCTATAGGAAATGTAGATGACTTTTTACTGACGATTTTAACCACCGGGTCCAACCTAGACTCACTTATTGACGCAAAACCCACAGAAAGAGGTAATATTTTTTATAGATTTATTGGGTTAGAATTATTGAGAGAAAAAGAAAAATTTTGTAAAGAAATGTACTCTACCTGGTCTAAAAAACTTATCTCTAATGTATACGATATAAACACCTTAAAAACTGAAATAGAAGAATCAGTGGAACTGATAAAAGAAAAAGAAGAATCAATCAAAGTTTCAGATAAAGAAATTAAAGAATATGAAAAAGATATAAAAGATTTTAGAAATGAAAAAGATAATTTACTAGAGTCTAAATATAATGATATAGATGAAGGTATTAGTAAAATAGATATAAAATCATTAAAAAGTAATTTAGAAGATTATACAAAAAAATTAGAAGAAAAAACTAAGGAGATTGAGGAAATAGAGGTCGTCGAACCTGAAACATACTTTAATCCCACAGAATACCAACTAAAAGAAAATGAAAAAAATGTGATAAGTAAAGAAGTCACTATTCTAGAGACAGAAGTTAAAAATTTTACAAAAACTATTAAACAATTAGAAACCTCACAATTTTGTCCAACATGTGGAAAAAGCTTAGATGATGTAGACCATACGGAGGATATTAAAAATAAAAAGAAAGAGTTGGTAGAAACAAAAGATGGGTTATCTAAAAAAATTGTTAAGGAAACTAATATTGTAAATGAGTTAGAAAAACTTAATAAATTAAAGTTACAATTAGAAATTTATGATAGAAATAAACTAATCAAAGAAAAGAAAACTCTAGAATCAGATTCTATAAAAGTAATGTTAGAAAAAAATAAAAATTCTATAGACTCTTATGAATTAAATAAAAAGAAAATTGAATACAACCAAGAAGTAGAGTCAAAGAGTTTAAAATTACAAAGTAGTATAGATAACTTTACAATTCTTAAAGATAAAACAATTGATACTAAAAATAATCATCAGATAATATTGGAACACAATAAAAGAGTCGTAACCGAAAATGAAGATAAAATAAGTAAAATCCAACAAGAAGAAAAAATTGAAAAAATATTTAAAACTTATTTAATGGCTTTTGGTAAAAATGGAATACCTAAAGTTATACTTAGAAGTTTTGTGCCCGCTTTAAATTTGGAAGTTAATAATTTATTATCGGTAGAAAATCATTTTTACATTGATATAAGAATTAATGAAAAACATGAAGTAGAATTTTGGATGGTAGACAAAGATAGTGAATTAGCTAGACCACTTTCTTCTGCTTCAGGATACGAAAAAACTATTTCATCATTAGCTTTAAGAGCGGTATTAGGGAAGATATCTTCTCTACCCAAACCAAACGTTACTGTTTTTGATGAGGTATTTGGTAAAGTAAGTAATGATAATTTAGAAATGGTTGGGGAGTTTTTTATGAAGTTAAGAGAATACTTTGATAACATTTTACTCATAACACATAATCCTTTAGTTAGAGAGTGGGGTGAAAATGTTATCACAGTTAAAAAAGTTGACAACATATCTATAATTTAATATTTATTAAAAAAGAAACTATGAGAACAAGACAGTACCTTTTATTTATGTTTGGGAATTGGAAAATTCTAGAAAAAGAACGTGAGTTATATACACATATTAGTGATATGTTACATACTATTATTAATACTCCAGAAATTAGTTTTATTACCGGAGAACATATGATGATAGCTTGCTTATCATCCACGTCAACTTTTGAAGAAATCTCTAGTTTATTAGAAGAATTCTTATCACCAGAAATAAACACTTATTTTTTAATGCCTAAACCTAGAAAGTTATCATATAGAATGAACCCAATACTGGAGGAACACTTATTTAATAAATTAATTTCACCTAAAAAAAATAAAATTAAATTAGATGATAAGGAACTAAAAGAATTACAAAAATTATTTAAAGAAGATAAAGATAGAGAAAACATTCTTAGAGACATGGCAAAAATGATGATGCCAATAATAATGCATGGAAAATTTCCTATAAATTTAGATAAGGATAAACCTTCTTATGAAGAATGGTTGAAAACACAAAAAATTAACTTAGATTTAGATAGTATACTAGATAAAATATCCTCACAAGGTATTGATAGTTTAAATGAAATAGAAAAAGAATTTTTAGATAACCACAAAAAAGATAATTAATGGAAATTACACTATACTCACAAGACAACTGTGAAACATGTCTTTCACTTAAAGAACAACTAGTAGAAAACGGAATCTACTTTGAAGATAAAAATGTTAATGATACTAGCGAGGACGGTCCTCTTGAAAAAGGTAAGTTTTTATGGGAACACAAAGATTTAGTAGAAGACTTAAATCTACCACCATGGTTACCTAAATTAATTATAGAACATGATGGGGAAACACAATACGTTTGTGTAAGTAACCAAAATGGTATAAAGGGAAATGTTTCTATTTTTGAAAAACCAGAGGACGGTGTAAAAAGGGTAAAAGAAATTATAGATAATTATACAAAAAAGAAATAATGGAAAAATTTATTAGATGGCACAAGTTAACGATAGGTAAGGTACAAAATTTATTAAGAATTAATGACTATGAAACTTTATGGTTATCATGGTTAAAAGGATTGATAATGGGTATTATAATTATGACCCTTTTATCTGGATGCCACATCTATACTTCCTCAACACCGTACTATCAAAATACCGGTTATTATGAATATGATAATTTAAGTTATTATCAAAATAACTACGTACCGACTGTAGGACTCTATTACTATAACAATCTCCCATACTGGGGTTATTATGATGGGTGGTATTATTATTATGGTTTTAAACATATCTACCCATGGTGGTACTATTACAACTACATGCCTTCATACCATTATCATACTCACACTCACGTGCATTGTCATGTAGGTAGTGATGGTCATGTCCATAGACCTCGAGGTAACTGGAGACACGACAATAAAAAACATTTAACATACAAACCTGAAAATATTAACAAAACCGGTATAAATGTTAAAAATAACGACAATGTACCAGTTAAATGGAAAAACAATACTAATACTAGAATTAATAACAATACATCTAAAACTAATCCGATGTTAAACACTAATTCTAATAAATCTAATATTAATAGAACCAATAATAACAAATCCAATATTAGAACCAATAATAACAAATCGAATATTAGAACCAATAATAACAAATCTAATATTAATAGGACAAATAGTAACAAATCATCCAAACCAACGTATAATAAAAGTAACAATACTAACAAATCCCGCAACAATTCAAGAAAACCAAGATAAACCTGACATAATGTCACTCTTAACTCTTGTGGTATACATTTTGTAATAAATGTTTGTGTATACCATAATTTTTCTTTACTTTTGTGGGATACATTTAAAACTAATTAAAATTTTATTATATGGCAAAACAAACATTCATAAATCAAGAAGAAATATCTCACTATCTAAGAGATGTAAGAAAAAAAACAGTTTTAACTCCTAAACGGGAAAAAGAACTCGCGGTTAAAATACAAGACCCTTCTACCACACAAGAAGAAAAAGAAAAAATAGAAAAAGAATTAATCGAAGGCAATTTAAGATTTGTAATAACCGTAGCTAAAGACTACCAAGGACAAGGTATTTCCCTTTCAGATTTAATTGCAGAAGGTAATTTTGGGTTACTCAAGGCTATAAAAAACTTTGACTGGTCAAAAGGATTCAGGTTTATTTCCTATGCAGTCTGGTGGATTAAACAATCAATCCTCCAATCTCTAAATGAACATTCACGTACTATAAGACTACCAGTTAATATTGTACAAGAACTACAAAGGCAAAAAAGAAATACGGACGAGAATATAACTAAATTAGATAAAAAATTAGCTAATTTACCTAAAACAATTTCTATAGATAGACCTATAAATGAAGACGGTGACATGTTAATAGAGGTGATACCAAACGAAAATTCTATGAGACCTGATTCAGTGTTTGAAAATGAATTTACTCTTAAAAAAGAGTTAAAAGGTATTATGAAATGTCTTGATGACCGTGAAATTATAATAGTAAGAGAATATTATGGATTAGATGGTGTACCTAAAACATTACAAGAAATAGGTGACGACTTCTCTTTAACTAAAGAAAGGGTAAGACAAATTAAAGAAAAAGCTCTTAGAAAATTAAGAAATGATAGTTATTCTTTACTTGACTACCTAACTGAGTGATATTTATCTTAAAAAAAGATAGATGAAAAAAAGATTCTTTCCATTTTTAATTGCTTTATCAGCTTTAGCTGTTTCAGGTAGTGCTGCTTTTTATTCGGTGTTCGGTTTAAGTAAACTATTTGCCGGTGCAACCACTGAAGTATTAATTATGGCCGGTTCATTAGAGTTCGCTAAACTAATTGTAGCTTCACTACTATACCAATATTGGGGTACAATAAATAAATGGTTACGAACCTACCTATCAATCGCAGTATTTGTTTTAATGGTAATCACATCTGGAGGTATATATGGATTTCTATCAGGAGCATATCAAGAAACAGCTACCAAGTCTGAATTTTTAGATAAATCATTAATTGTATTACAAACTAAACAAAATAGATTTGAAGAACAGAAGACAGACCTTACTTTAGAAAAGACACAGTTGAATACAACCATTTCCGATTTAAGAACATCCCTCTCAAATCCAACATCAGTATCATATTGGGATGAAACGGCACAACAGGTAATCACTACTACATCTAGTTCTACCAGAAGGGCATTACAATCAGAATTAAAAACAACAATCGCAGATAGGGATACTATTAATGTAAGATTAGAAGCTGTAATGGATTCGGTAATGAGAATTGATACAGAACTACTCGAATTAGAAATTAATAACGAAGAACAAAGAGAATTAGGTCCATTAAAATACCTAGCAGCAACAACTGGTGAGGAAATGGGTACTGTTGTTAATTGGTTCTTATTACTTATTATATTTGTATTTGACCCTCTCGCTATTGCAATGGTAGTAGCAGCTAATTTTGCATTTGCTCAAATTAAACCTAAAAAAGAAATGGAAGTTCCTTCACCACACTACTCACCTCAACCTACCATTCCTAGAGAAGTTATAATGGAAGAACTAAGTCAAACAGAAATATCTAGAGAGTTAGATAAAAATGATAGGGAACCCAAAAAAGAATTATATACAGAAGAAGATGAAAAACGAATGGATGTAATTGGGCAAAATGGTAATGAAGGTTTACATTACGATGTGTTAGAAAATGAAGAAAAAAACAAAGACATAATACCAGTTATTTCAGAACCTATTAACCCCACCGATGAGGATTTGAATAGGTTAGAAAAATTTCTTAAACTAGATAAAAATGAAAAAAAAGAGGAAGAAATTCCTTTAGATAGATTAACTGACACCACTCAAACTCTAACCAGTGAAGAGAATATGTCTGAAATTCCGGAAGAAGATGACCATAATACAAAATCTGTAAAAAAAACTCATATATTAGATGTTAACGGACACAAAATATTACGATATAGAAAATATAGAGAGTAACGGTAAAGTGGTAAAACAACAGATAATGTTAGGCCATACATCTAGAAAAATTAAAGATTATAAAAAATCTTTAAAGTTAAGACATAATGGGAATTATGAAAAACTACCACACTTTATAATCTCTAAAACTGGTATTATAGAAGAGATATTACCGTTAGACAAACCTACAAAATTCTTTGGTCACCCTTATGTAGATAATAATTGTATTTTTATTCTATTAGAAAATGAAGGATGGCTTAAAAAAAGTAAAACACAAAATCGTCTCTGTGACTGGCTAGGTAATATTTATAAAGGTGAAATAGTAGAAAGAAAATGGAGAGGTAATTTATTTTGGGCTACTTATACAGAGAAAGAGGTTAACAGTCTATGTGAATTACTAAATAAAATAACCGATAAATTTTCAATACCTAAAGAATTTATAGGACATAATGTAAAAGTAGATGGTGTAGAAAAATTTAAAGGAATAGTCTGTAGAAGTAACTATAGTGATTATTATACCGATTTAAGTCCTGCATTTAATTTTGAAAAAATAACAAAAATATTATGAAAAAAATTACAAAACTTAAAAATTATAGAGAATATCTGGATAACCAGTACGATGATATGAAATCTCTTTTAAATAAATCTAGAATGCTTATGGAACAAGAAGAAATAGACATCGAAGATGTAGACATTAAAGATGTGGAAAAAGAAAGAGAAGAAAAAGCAAGAGAATATAAAGTAAGTGGTGGTGTGATAGTCATGCATGGTTCTGACGATGAAAGTTTAGACTTAACAGATGATGAAAAAACAACTTACCAAGAAACTATGGATGACTTTATAGAACAAGTATCTGATTTAGTAGATTATTTACCTTTAAATGTATATGAGAACAATGTAGATTGGGGTGGGAGACTAGTAAAGTTTGATACTGAGTTTTTCTTTTCCTTAGGGGAAAGTAACGGTGTATTTATTACGTCTAAAATGGCAAAAGTAGACCAGGAGTTTACAGAAACACTAGAAAAACTAAAAAGTTATTATCAGATATTTTCAGCTAAATGGTCTAAAGTTTTAGCCAATAGAAAAACTACAGAAATGGATAAGGAGGATGAGCCAGCAAACGAACTATAAGGTATGGAATTTTTAAAAAAATCATGGAAATTTATTATAGGGATACTAGGATTTATATTAGGGTTAGTGTGGTTTATGAATTCTAATTCTAACAAGAAAGTTAAAAAACTTAAAAAAGATATTAAATCTAACGAAAATAAGACAAAGGAGGTTGATAAGAAAATTAATGATATACAAAAGAAAAAAGTTAGTACTAAAAAGAAAATAGATAAAACAAATCAAGAAATTAAAAATGTTAAAAAGAAAAAGCCTGTAGTTAAAAAGAAGACGGGTAATAACGCTGCCAAGGCAGTGAGAGATAGGTTAAAGAAAAAATAAAATGGAAAAATGTACCTGTACAAAATGCAACTGTGAAAAATCTTGTGATTGTTCTTGTTGTGTTTGTTAAAAACTTATAAAATAAACACTGTAATAACATAAAAAATTAAACATGAAAAAATTAAGTAAAAAACAAAGAAGAAAAAAAGCAGATAGATGGTTTGCTGCACATGGAATAAATCCTAATACACCTGATAGAAATAATGACCATACAGTACTAGATTTAGTACCAAAACCACAATGGGGTAAACGTGATGAGAACACTACAACTTATGATTGTACAATTAATGTTGCAGGTTATCTCTTTTATTCACATGTTTCATGTATTTTTACTGATGGAGATGGTAATACATATGAATATGAAGGGGGTGCTGGTGGTATAGGTATAGGTGATATTGAAGCTGAAGGACTTATTTATTTTGGTAGTGAAGAAACATTATTAAAGGCTACAACATTTGGTGAAGCATTTATTGCTGAAGATGGTGGTACACTACAATTAACGTGGGGTACTAGTGGTAATGCTACAGCAGTAGGTATAGGTGAAGGATTAGGAGCATTTGGTGGAAGTGGTTCTTGGAAGAAAGTAAATTAACAAATATAGATATGAAAAATTTATTATTAACTTTAGCATTGATTCTCGGGATGGGAATGAATGGTTATTCACAAACACCATTAACTACAGCTGTAGATTTTACTCATACGGATTTAGATGGTAATACCCACAATTTATTTTCTATTTTAAATAGTGGTAAATGGGTAGCGATTGATTTTCACGCTTATTGGTGTGGAACCTGTATGACCCTAGCTCCTGACTTTGGACAATCATTCCAAGATTACGGGTGTAACACAGGAGATGTGTTTTTTATGACGATAGAACTTGAAGGGACAACAAATCAATGTGAAGATTTTGAAAATACTTATGGCGGTGGTCATGAGGTACCTTATTTATGTAATGCTAGTAGTATACATAACGATTATGGTATTCAAGCATTCCCAACATTTATATTGATTAATCCTAATGGTGATATAGTAGAACAAGATATATGGCCTTTTGATACTGGTATAATGGCTTCGACTTTATATAGTCATGGTTTAAACCCAGCAACGTGTAGTGGTGCAGTTTCTGTTGAAGAAATAGAAGATGTCTCATACAATTTTAATAATAACAATAATAGAATGTACGACTTATTAGGGAGAGAATATAAAGATTACAACTCTATCCCTCTTGGGTCTATGTACATTCGCAATAACAATAAATTTATAAAAACAAAACAATGAAAAAAATTTTAGCATTAATTGTAATCGGATTAGTAGGTTATTTTGGTTACACATATTTAAACACAGAAAATAAAACCGAAACTATCCAAGTAGAGGATGCACCTGTAAAGGTTTCGATTATGTACATTAATTCTACTGACCAACCTCAAACAATTAGAGCAACTTGGGGTATCAATAAACCTGATACTACGGTTATTGCTCCTGGAGATTCAGTTAAGATTCAATCTAATTGTAGTCCTAATGGTAGAGTATTACCTACAGAATGTTCAGAATTCCACTGTCAATTACTACCACCAGCTTCGTTAAAACAACCGAACCCATCGACAGGAAACTTTTGGTTAAGTTATCAATTGGAACCAGGTGGCACTGTAAAGTGTATTCGTGACGGTCTATGGTATAGCAATCAAGATAATGAAGGAGCAGGACCTATGGACAATTATATCTGGTCAGAATATACAAATTGGAAATATGAATTAGTGTGGAGTAATGACCCACATAACCAACAAGGAAATGAGATAGTTAATACGTTAGAAATAAAAACAGTTGAGTGTACATCCGTTGCGGACCCTTCGAGTCCATCAAAATTTTCATGTAACTAAACTAAATAAACTTAAATAATAAAAAATGAAAAAACTATTAACCTTTCTTCTTATCGGAACAATGTTCGGATGTGGAGTAATCAATTTAAATAAAACAGTTAAAAAAGATTGTACAACTAAAAAAGAATGTTGTAAAAAAGATAAAATGGTGGAGGATATAAAAACTTCACAAACTTTTAAACCAAAATTCGATGTAGATGGGGCAACTTGTGGTGCATCACCAACCGTTAATGCTAATTCAGTACAATTTGGTACGGCTGATTCAGACGGTGCAGGTAGAGTAGTTTCACAACAAGGATATAAAAGTATTACACAAATTAGAGCTAAAGCAGATTTTAGTCACTTAACTAGTAATTTTGTTGTTTCTACTTTTTATATGGTAAACAACCCTACTAACCCATCATTACAACCTAAAGGTAGTGATTATTGTGACGCTGGAGGTAATAACCCACAATGGAACTGTCAAGAAGTAGACTTCTTTGAAACAAATAAAAATGTAGTATTCCAACATACTATGCATATTGGAGATGGAAGTAGTTCCGCACCTCAAAACTATCAAATAAGTTATTCTACGACGCAAGATACGTGTTTTACAGACTTAACACCAAAACAAGGATTAGTATCATGGGGCGGCATTAAATTAAGTGACCCAGTAGATATTATTATTGATTTGGATTCTAATGGTATGACGGTTACTTTTTCACAAGACACTATTTCTACTGTAGTTTATAAAATGGGTCCAGGATTTGATGGTTCTACTTTTGATGATGACCAAATTAAACGTTGGGAACAAGGAAGACAACAAGGATATTGGTTAGTTCTAAGTCAATGGCAAGATTTAAAAGGTCCATGGGCTCCAGGCTCTAAACAAAATTTATATAATTGGTCTTGTTCATTTGGGAATTTATGTGGAGCTTCTGAAGGAAACTACTTTAAAGTTTATGACATTGAAGTAGACGCTGAATCTATAATAAAAGAATAATGAAAAAATTAATATTAATATTATTATTGTGTCTACCAACACTACTATTTTCTCAGAATACGTTTACGGATAAGGAGATGATAAAAATAGATTCACTATTCCAAGTGTATGAACAAACCGATAGTTTACAAAAAGTAGAAATTAAGTTACTTAACACACAATTGTTAAATTATAGGAAATTACACGAACAAGATAGTTTACATATTGCTTTTCTTACAGAAAAAACAAATCTATTAGACCAACGTATAGAATTATACATCGATTTAACTAAAGAGTTAGAACCAAAGTGGTTTAAGAGACCAGGATTTCAGTTTTTTTTAGGAGCCGCAACAATTGTTGGTGCTTCTTGGGTAGTATCTAATGTTAAGTAATATTTATAGATATGGCACTCACTAAAACAGACAAACTGGAGATAGAAAGACTAATTCGTAAAGAGATTAAGGATTTTATGAAAAAACCTCAATATAAAAACGAATTAAAAAAAATGATTCAATTAGAACTTAAAGACAAAAAGTTTAGAGGTGATATGATAGAATTAATGTCTAATGTTTTACTGGAACTATATAAAGCGTTCTGGTTTAGAAGAAGTTTTTGGCAATCAGAAATTAAAAGAGCAAAATAATGAGTGTAAAATCTAACTTTGAAAAAAATATGGATAAAGCTGTCAAACAAGGAGGTGCACAAATAGCCATGAAAGGTGGTGACGCATTCCTATTTAACCAACTCCTAAATGCTGGTCATGATATAGAAGGAAAAAATAAATGTCCTAAAGGGATGTATTATTGTAGTGAAGACGAAATCTGTAAACCAGACTCTCAAAAAATGGGTGAAATTGGTGATACAAATGATGTAGAACAAGAAATGGGTGAAGCTACTACTTCTGCATCAGCAGGTGCATATGTTGGACCTTTAGGGTACGCAAAAAATAAAAAAAATTGGAGAGGAGCATCTAAAACACAATGGCCAGGAGGTCAATTTGTAAAAGTAAAGAAAAAATGCTCTACCTTCCCTTATTGTAATCAAGGTGATATTAACGCTTTAGAATTAACTTCTTCAGTATTAGAGAAAAAAATAATGAAAGAAGCGGTTGATAAGGTTTCTAAAAAAACTGGAAAGAAAAAAGAACATATAAGAGAACTTATAAAAAAAGAAATTGAAGAAATAATAAGGAGGTCACTTTATAAATCTCCAATAACATCTTTAGTGGGTACCGCTAAAATGAACACACCTATAGGAAAAATTTTTACAATGAACCCAAAAGGTGTGACAAATAAGTATGAATAGATATTTATATAAAAAGAATTAATTATGTCAGATATATTAAGTAAAAACCCTCAATTAGAAGATGTTTTAAGAAAAGCTGTTGAGAGAGTGGGCACTCAAAACCATGCAAAAACACAAGATAACCAAGGTGCAGTCATTAGTAACGAAGGTAAAATAATGAACTATGCAGACTCCAAAGGTCAACATCCACACAGAATTGCCCAAAAAAGTGAAAAAGCTGGATTTAAAAGTGGGTGGCATAAAGTTCTTGGTGAACAAGAAAACAAAAATGATAAAACAGCTATAGATTTAGAAGTTGAAAGACAAAAAGAGATAAAAAAAATAAAAACAGAAGTTAACGGTCACCCTAAGTCAGCGGTTAAAAGAATGATAGATGCCGTTAACAAGAAATATAAAAAACTAATAGACGCTGCAAAACAAAAAGAAAATTCTGACAATAAAGAAGAAGAAGTAGAGGAAGCTACAGGAAGTGGGAGTTCTGGTGCGTTTGTTGCACCAATGCAATGGAATGAAAGTGAAGTTGAATCCATAATGAAAAAAGTGGTTAAAGAAGAGGTAGCTAAAAACGTAATAAAGAACAAAGTAGAAAAAATAGTAGATGAAGAACTTGGAGAAACCGACTTATCGTACTCCAAACGACATATAGAAGGGGAAAAAGACCCATATAATTTTAGTTCTCAAGGACCTTTCCCTAATGTAGGTGAAGGAAGTGGATATAACTACGAATCAGGAGGGCCCTTACAATTTAACGAAAATGTTAAAGAAAAACTAAAAAATAGATTAGTAAACAAACTTAAAGAACAATATACAGAAAAACCCCTAAAGACACAGACAGGGTTTAAGGATGTTTCTGGATTTAAAAGTAATACAGCAGTTAAAACTTTTGATACTGCTCATAAAGAGGCTGGGAAAGAAGGTGCCGACTTTGTAAAATCGGTAAATAAAAAAATGAAAGACTATTTAGATATTGAAAATAATAGTCATCCGGAGTTCCCACACCAAAATAATTCTAAAACAGATTATAAATCACCAATGTATAGAAACACACCTGAAGAAGAAGACTTTATTGATGACTTTAGGGGTATGGGACTACAAGATGCTAATGGTGTTGAAAGTCTAGATAGGATTAGTGACTACTTAGGTGGAGCTATGGAAACTGGTAACGCTCAAGTAGATAAAGATGGTAAAGCCTTGGGTAATGTGGTACCAAATAAGTTAGGAGACCGATTACAAAAAACTATGAAACGTAAAAAAGCTGCAATTGCAAAACAAAAATCCAGTATGACTAATCTTAGAGGGTATACCCCGGATGTACAAAAAGTCACCCAGGTTAAAGAAGATGTGAAAAAAGATGTGGACAATATGAAAAAACTATGGTCCTATACTGAAAAAACACAATGATAAACTTGTAATTTCCTTTACGAATTCTTCTCCATTAATATATTTTTAATATGGGAAGGAAAAAATTTACACCAAATCAATTTTTAAAATATGTTACTGAACAAGTAACAATGGAAGAAATGGACCTATGGTTAAGAGCACATAATATTAGTGCAGAAAAATCTGGTTTATTTTTTGATTTTATATGTTCCCTTTATTTACTTATACAAGACACTTTTTTAGGTGAAGATACTATTATTACCTTAGAAGATAAAAAAGGTCATTTTACATGGTGTTGGGAAAAAAATATTGATAATTTTTATCAGGAAAATATCCATTTTAAAATGAAAGGTGAACACTATGAATATTTTTGGAATTTTTTTAGTGAGTCTTTTTATAAAGATAGTGATAAAGAAAGTATAGAAAAAATGGATGTGTACCTAAATAGGTTATTTAAGTTGTTTATAAAAAAAACAAAAAATGAATTAGACGTATTAGCAGACATATATAAAATATTAGATAAATCACTTATAGTTGACTCTCAACCATAGTTTATCTATAATTAATAAAAACTAGTAAAGGTATGATTAATAGATACATTGAAATATTCAAAAATAATGCGATTCTCACTAAACAAAAATTAGAATCAGAATTAGAAATGTTATTGAATGATAACACTATGGATATAGAAAAGAAAATAAAAAAAACAGAAAAAATAATTATAAAAATAAACGATATATCAAATGTATACACCACATTTGAATCGTACATAAACACAACTAAATTAGAAAAAAATGGAAATACTTGAAAAAATTTCAGAAGCTGTAGACTCTTTAAAAATGGATACAAATAAATTCTACACTAACAAAAATAAAAGTGCAGGAGTAAGAGCTAGAAAAACAGCACAGGCTTTAAAATCTTTAATGCAAGATTTAAGAAAAGATATATTAGAAAAATCTAAAGACTAATAAAATGGAAGGATGGGTATATAATTTAATTTTTATATTTTGTTCACTAACTATGGTACACTACACTTATAAAGTGTCGGTTGCTATTTTTGCGGCTAACATTAGACCATTCACCCTAAATAATTATGAAAAATTATTACTGGGTGTAAGTATGTCGTATTGGTTAACATTTTTAATATCATAAAATATGGGGTTATCACAAGAAATATCTAAATATGGTGAGTTTTTTCATAGTATTAGGACTCATGAAGGTACTTTTATGTTAGACTTAAAACTACCCTCTCACTGGGAGGTAGTAAAACTCATACAGTCTCTAGGTAGTGAAGTACAAACTAAAGTAAATGATAGTAATGAACAATTCCAGTTGATTACCTTTTATGGTGAAAAAAATGAAAATGGGATTATGATGGTAGAAAAAACAGTACAAGCTATGGTTAAATGGAATAAAGAAAATGAAGAAAAAAGAGATTTATTAGATACTAAAATGTTAGAGCTACAAAAAATATTTGAAGAAAACGAAGTATCTTCATTACGTTCATTAGCTTTTGATTTTTCCGATACAGATAAAGAACCGATTGAATCAACCGATAAAACTAATTTAAAGTTAGATGAGTAAAAAAGGTGACTTAGAGAGGTGGTTTGAACGAGAGATAGGGAAAGATAAAAGAGAACTAGTCTCTCACAAAAAACAATTTATAAAAGAAATTCAAAAATTTTCACGAGAAGAATTATTGGACCAAATTAAAACACCTAAAAAAATAAGTAAATGGCAGAAGATAAAAGACAAAATGAAGAGTTTCTTTCACAACTAGCATCTATATCTCAATCCTTTAATTTTATATCTAATAATATAAAAAATATAAGTATAGAGTTAGAGTTAGGTGAAGGGGTTTATTATAATTCTGTTAAAGAGGTCACTAACATCACAAAGGTAATCTCTTCTGACTTAGATTCTAGATATATAGTTTATATAGATAATATTAAATTTACCATTATTAAGAGTTAATAGGTAAAATGTTTATATAACATTTTTTTATCGAACCCCTTACCCACCAATACTTTATAGAGTTCTTTACGTTGAACGGTGCTTGTGTCAGGAACTAATAAACAATCACTTCTTCCATATTGATATAAATGTTTTTTAATACAATCTAAAAATCTATGACTATCATCAGTAGTTTTAAGAGAAAATAAAAAATATTTATCGTTTTCTTGTACTACTAATTTATTGTTAAGTGTGAAAATATGTTTTATGTTTTTACTTTTAGTGTAAGTGGCAATAAAAGATTTAAAAAAAATACGTTTTTTAGTTTGATGGTCATAAATTTTTTCTTCCATCCAATAGTCACTGAATTCGTGCAAAAAATAAGGAGAATAGTTTAAAACAACCTCAACATTTCTACCTAATTCATCTTTTTTATAAATTTTTGATTTACTCTCTACGGTACTTATCACACCTAACTCGAAAGAGGTCTTTTTTCTTTTTGTGTAATTAACAGGGAATATAGGCTTTTTTTCTTTGAGAAATTTATTAAACTTAGAATAAATGTTTCTTTTTACGTTAGACGTAGCCAGAACTTTTTTAACATTATTATGCTGAATTAAAACTATTTTATATTTTTTTACCATATGAAAGATTATTACAAAATATTAGGTATTAACACTACCGCAAGTCAAGAAGAAATAAAAAAAACTTATCGTAAACTTTCTAAAACCCATCACCCTGATATGGGTGGGAATGAAAATAAGTTCAAAGAAATATCTGAAGCTTATGATACTCTGGGAAACGAATCAAAACGTAGAGAATATGATGATAAAAAAACTAATCCTTTTAATCAATTTGGTGGGGGTGGCCCAGGTATGGATGATATCTTTAATAGTTTTTTTAATCAAACACAACAACAACAAAGACCTACTCCTAGACACGGTAAAGATTTAAATCTAAAAATACATGTAACCTTAGAAGACATATATTTCTCCAAAGAAAAAAAGATAAAATACAGTAGAAAAAAAAGATGTTTTAGTTGTAATGGTACTGGAGGAGAATGGAATTTGTGTGGTAAATGTAATGGACAAGGTAGGATACAAATGATGACAGGGAATAATTTTTTTAGAAATATACAATCCGTAACCTGTCCTTCTTGTAATGGTAAAGGTAAAACTCCTAAAAATTTATGTGGGACTTGTGTAGGTCATGGACTTAGAGCGGAGGAACAAATTTTTAAATTTAAACTACCACCAGATATTAAACCAGGACAAAGAATGAGTTATCCTGGATATGGGGACGAATCACCCCAAGGTAATCAAGGAAACCTTTTTGTAGAGATAAGGTTAAGTCACAACCAAACGTTTGAATTAGAGGGTAAAGATATAATTTATACAGCTAATATTAGTCCACTAGACATGTTATTAGGTACTGAAATTATTATACCCCATTTTGATGGGTCAGTAAAAATAGATATTCCCTCATTAGGAGATTCAGATAAGGTTTATCAGTTAAGAGGTAAAGGAATGAAAGAAATGGGTGAGTGGCCTGGTAACCTATTAGTTAAGTTAAAAATTGTAAACCCTAAAAATATAACCGAGGAACAGATTGAAGTTTTACATAAATTACAACAAGAGGGTAATTTTAAAAAAGTGAAAGAATAAAATCCTTCACCATATAAAATAATTTTTCTAGTCCCATAACCCATGGGATTAGAATAAAAATCACCCCCAGAGTAACAAAAATTATTTTACTATTATCACTAGTATTATTCATAACACTTTTTTTGTTTTTACAATTTTTACATCCCATGTTAAAAATATAGTAAAAAAAAATACAATATAAACTGGCTATTTAATTTTTTTTTCGTATAATTGTAGTGTAATTAAAAAAAATAAAATGGGATATAATATTATAAAAAAAATGAAAGATAAGACTGGGAAAACCGTTCATATCTTAATGACAGATGGATTAAGTCAGATACTAGAACTTAAAAGTGAAAAAAAGGCAAAAAAAATGATAAAAGTCTTTAATGAAAACTCTGATAGTGGTTGGGTGTATGAATTAAGACACTCACCTTGTCCTAACGAAACTGATTATCCTTTAGAATAAAATAAATAATATGGAAAAATTACAATATAAAATAAAAAATGGCCCTAGAGTAGAATCTAGTAACCAATTCATCATGAGAGACGGGACAATAGTAGCTATTTTCCAGGGGTTTAGAGGTGAAAACCCTGACCTGGATTTTATAGTAAAATATAAAGAACCTGATAAGAGATTAAGAACTCCTTCACATACTCATTGGATTGTAGACCTAATTGTTAAAGGTGAAGTACACCCCTTAGAAACACTGGATTTAGTTAAAGACCTAATTCAAATCTACGATAACGTTAATCCATTTGAAACCAAAAAAGAGAGAGATACTTATGAATTAACGTATTCTCTAGATTTAATAGAAAAATATTCTGGTTTAAATAATACCGGCTCTCTATCTATAGAACTTATAGGTACTCTGGTAGAATTGTTTTCTAAGTGTGAAAAACAAACTAGTGGGGCATTTATGTTTAAAAGTATGTTGACTCTAACACAAGACTATTTTGAAGGTAAAAAAGACTACTACCAAGTAATAGGGACATCAAAAAGAGTATAAAATGGCAGAATTAGTAGGACAAATATTAGGTATTATGTGGGTGGTGATGTGTGTTTCTAGTGCGTTGTATTTCTTTATAAAATATCTTATATTAAAATATAAAGACCCTAAAATATGAATGAACAATTAAACTTATTTAACACGGAAGAAGAATTTAACTTTGAGGAGATGAAACAAAAACTCATCGATAATCTTGATATGCTTAAAGAGATGACAGTCCAAGAACAAACTCTTTATAAAAAATGGCAAGAAATGAATAAAGGTGGGAAAATGAGTAAAATAAAAAAGAAACTCCTATCCTACCAAAAAAATCTATGGAAACCCACGGATATTTATAATGTAGAAGAAACTATACAGGAAATAGAAGACCTAGAACCCTATGTGGAAATAGCTACACAGGGTAAAGGAGTTACGGAGTGGGTAAACTATCGTAAACTTATTCATACAATGGAATGGGTTGCAAATCCGGGTAGAAATATGAAATTCTGGGTTAGGGATAGAAAAACCCAAAAAGTTCTTGGTTTAATCTGTTTGGGTTCTGATGTAACAAGTATTAAAGCCAGAGACGCTTATATAGGTTGGGATAAAACCAATAAATTCGACCAACACAAATTAAATAATACAGCGATAGCTACTACTATCTGTTCCACACAACCAGGTGGTTATAATATGTTAATGGGTAAGTTAGTAGCGGCATTAACTACTTGTAAAACAATTAGGGATGCTTGGGAAGAAAAATATGGTGATAAGTTAATCGCTGTAGGTACTACTTCATTATATGGGATAAATTCTATGTATAATGGAATGCCACATTTTAAGACCATGGGTGAGACTACTGGACAAGTAAGATTAAAACCAGATGATAAAGTTTATTTACCTTGGAATACTTGGTTAAAAAAGAATCACCCTGAAGAACATCATAAAGCAATAAACGCTACAGGACCTAAACAAAATATACTTAATAAAGTTTTTAAACATTGTGGTATAAAAGCTTCCACTTATGACCATGGATTTAAAAGAGGTGTTTATTTAGCTATGATGTATGATAATGGAAATGAGTTTCTAAGAGGAGAAGTGGAAGAAAGTAACTTAAAAATGAAACAAAAATTTATAGATGACGTAGAATATACTTGTCGATGGTGGAAACCAAAAGCGATTCGTAGGTATAAAAATCTTACCACCCAACAACGAATCAAGAAAGAACAGTTATTTTATTGGGATGTAATAGACATGTCTTGGCAGTCAACTAAAGAAAATTATATTGGGGAGGTAGGGAGATAAAAAATATAAAGAATGAAAAAAGATAAATTAATACACACACAACATCTAAGTAATAGTGTTGTGGAAGTGTACATGACAAGAGATAAGGAGAAAGTGTACCAAATAAAATGCTTAACCAATAATAGATGTAGAAAATATATTTTTGATGTCAATGGGTATATTGACCACAAAAAAATTGGGTACGAAAAAGTAAAACAAGAACTAGAAAATTTGGTAAACTAATATAAATTTCTTATCTTTGTAGTATGGAAACACAAGACAATATAGATATAAAAGAATTCAAAAGATGGATTACAAATAACATATATCTTATTTTAAACAGTAGGCAAACAATATTGTTTAAAGAAATGAAAATGTCTTTTGAAGATATTAAATTATTTGGAAAAGAGAGTAATGTGAGAGGATATTACAAACTACACCAAAACAGGTTTCGAAAGAACCAACTTAACTGGATAACAAATTATTAATCTTAAAAAAAATAGTAAAAAATGGGTGCAAGCACAACAATGGAAAAAAGAGGTCATCATATCTGTAAAATGGTGAACTATGAAGTAAGACAAAAAATTACAAAAGAGACATCAAAAAGAATTGGCGGTAAACTAGTTAAAACCCCAGGAAACAGTGAGGTGATGATTTATAAAAGAAAAAGTAAGATTGAGGGTGGGATGACTGATATAAAATTAGCAGCTCAAAAAGTTTATAATATCCTTAAAAAAGAAGGAAAAAATCAACTAGTAGATAAAAAATTAATTAGAAGATATAGTTTGGTTTAACTTTAACCCCGATTAGTCGGGGTTTTATTTTATCTTTAGAATATTTATAAACAAAAGAAATGGCACTACAGTTTACTGACATATTAACTAACATCATTTTAGAACAATCTAGAGAAGAGGTTCTACTAAAGAAATTTACCCAACCTAAAAAGAAGGGTAAAAAACCTTTAATGTCTAAAGACGAGTTTTATATGTTAGTTAAAGCAGACCCTACTACTAGGGTTGATAGTGATGGTGAAGACGATGAGTCGGAAGTAAAAAAGGTAGGGGCATATGCACAATGGTTAATTAAACAATATATGTCACTACAACAAGAGGCAGACAAACACTATGCCTACGGTAGTCCAGATTGGGATGGTAAGTTAGCACAACTTAAAGATACATTCCAAGAAGACTTGTATAAAGTAACCGAAGACCTACAAAAATTTCATAGATTTAAGTCTAGAGTATCAAAGGATAAAAGAGACATTAATAAAATATCTAGTCCAGATGAATTATATGATTTAACAAAAGGTTTTTCATTAGAACAAGCGACTACTACTAAAGCCGAAAGAGTTTTAAAGGATGCGGAATTAGTTTATGATGGGACTAATTGGGAGGTTTTAATTCCTAAATCTAAAGAAGCTTCATGTCATTATGGTTCAGGTACTAGATGGTGTACAGCTGGTAGTACTTCTAATTACTATGACCATTATTCTAAACAAGGACCTTTGTATATTATGGTTAGTAAGAAAGACCCTAGTGACAAATACCAGTTCCATTTTGAATCTAATCAGTATATGGATAAAGAGGATAGACAAGTAAATTTACCTACATTCTTAAATGAGAGACCAGAACTTAAAGAATTCTTTAAAGAAATGTTTAAAAGATTTTTAAGTAAAGACCAAAAACAAGGTAAAAGAGTACAAGTAAGATATCCTAGTGATTCTGTGTCAAAATATATTGGGATTTACGGTTTTGATGAATTTATGGAAAGTTTACCCCAAGACCTAGAAAGGTTTGATTTTGAACATGGGGGTGGATATGGAAACCAGGAAAAATTACCATCAAGACCTTTACCAGAAAGATTCACTAAATTTCCTAATTTAAAAATATTACACATAGAAGGATTACTAAATGAGATTCCTGAAAGTATTGGTAATCTTAAGAATCTTAAATTTTTATCTTTAGCTAAAAATCCTGAATTAAAATCACTTCCAGACTCATTAGCAGACCTGGAACAGTTAGAAGTTATTAATTTAAAAGATTCACCTAACGTTAAGGTTGGTCCTAGATTACAAGAAAAAGATGATTCCGAAGATTTGATTATTATTAGATAATTTTTTGTATATTTGTTATATGAATGTAGATGTATTAATATATGTGAATAATCTTAAAGAGTTTTTTAAAAACGATGAACAAGCATTTAAAGATATGTTTGGGACGCTAGATATAGATAAAGAATTATATTTTAAAAGACTCGAAGAGGTTGCAACCCAAAATTTTGAAGAAAAGGGGGAACCCACACTATCAACTACTCAGATGTTTGGTGTAGTACAAGAATTAATAACATCCCTTCCCCAAAACTCAGGATTTGAGTTACCCCCCGAGATAAAGGGTATTTTTGTACATGTGAAAGACGGATACCCACCAATTTGCCTAAACTAATTACGATTTAGATTGACAATCTAAAAACACCTTATTATTTTTAAAATAAAAATTTATTATGGCAAAAGATAATTCAGCAACAAAATTAGCAGCAAACCAACTACTGTTGGAAAAATACGAACCAATTTTGGTTATTAAAATAATGAGAATTCCTCCTGTAGAGGAATTACAAGCTTTTACAAAAAAAATTCAGACGGATTTTGGGTATAATACGTTAGTATTACCAGGAGAGTTAGATACCTCTGTAGAAATTTTAAGTGTTTGTGATGTTGAAGTCACAGATTTAGAAAAACTACAAAAAATGGTTTATGATAATATTAAATTATTAGAAGAGGATGGGGCAGAAGAAGTGACGTTTAAAACAGCAAAAGAAATAAGGGATGAAAAAAAGGACTAAAGGTGTTATTTTAGCTGGGGGTACGGGTAGTAGATTATATCCTTTAACAAAGGTTACTAATAAACACCTATTACCAGTCTACGATAAACCTATGATATATTACCCCTTGGAAACCCTTAAAAAAATGGGTTGTAAAGATATATTAATTGTGTCTGGAAGAGAACATTGTGGTGATATATTAAATTTATTAGGTAGTGGTAGAGAAATGGGTCTTAAATTATCCTATGAAATACAAGACGAGGCGGGTGGAATTGCACATGCTTTAAGTCTCGCTGAAAGATTCGTAGGGGCATCTAATGTAGTGGTGTGTTTAGGTGATAATATCTTTAATGAAAACTTAACAATAGATGGTTTCGAAGGGGGTGCAAAGATATTTTTAAAATCTGTACATGACCCAGAAAGATTTGGTGTCGCTGAACTTAAAAAAGGGGAAGAGTGTAAAGTGTTATCTATAGAAGAAAAACCAAAAAAACCTAAATCTAATTTTGCGGTAACTGGTCTTTATATGTATGATAACAGAGTTTTTAGTTATATTAAAAATCTTGCCCCTTCTGAACGAGGAGAATTAGAAATTACTGATGTTAATAATTTTTATGTTAGAGATGGGTTAATGACTTGTCAGGTGTTACAATCTTGGTGGTCTGATGCAGGAACCTTTGAAAGTTTATTAAAAGCTTCATCATTAGTAGCTAATAAAAAATTATGTGAGTGTTCCCCACACGAATTAGAATAAAAATTATTAATTTGTTAAAAAATGAGAAGAAAAATTTTAAGAAAGTATAAAGATTTACATAGTGATAACCCACAAAATATAGGACCAGCACTTACACCCAAAACAAAAAGGAATAAAAATGATTGGGATTCTGATTACTGGTTAAGAGAACAATATAATAGAAATAGAGGGTACAAAGACCAAATTCCAACCCAAGAGGATATTATAGAATATAACAGAAAAAAAAATAGAGAAAACGAAATGGTAGAACACCCTAATCATTATGGGGGTGAAGAAAATCCATATGAAGCTATTAAGGTAATTGAAGAGTGGAATCTTGGATTTAATTTAGGTAATACTATAAAATACATTTCAAGAGCAGGTAAAAAAAATAATACCATTGAAGATTTAGAAAAAGCAGAATGGTATATAAAAAGAGAAATAAATAATTTAAAAAAGGTAAAACAATGAGAACATTATTATTAGCAGTATTAGTCGCGCTTGGACTAAACACAATACAAGCACAACAACCGCAACAACCTTATTTTTGCTGCGATTCAATAACATATTGGATAGACCAAAGTCAAGGATTTAATATAGGACTTGATACATCAAATATAGTACATAATCCTGACTCTATGACAGTATATTGGGGAGTATGTACTGGATTTGCAACAGCTGGCATGTGTTATGCAGGACAAGGTATGTATGAGTATTTTCCACAAATTACAACTTCAGATACAATTAAAGTAGCGTATGATGTATACATTTACGAGAACGGTTCAGTAGAAGTATGTAGTGTAGAAGATTGGTTAGTATTTGACCAAAACTCTTTTTCATGGGTATTACTCAATATGTTACCAACAAACATAGAAGAACTTGCAATTGAAAAAATTAATGAAAATAAAATATATGATTTAATGGGTAAAGAATTAAGAGAAGTACCAGTAGGGGTTATGTATATTAGAAATAATAAACTTTATATAAAAACAAATTAACATGAAAGGTAAAATTAATACAGATAAAGGGACTATGGTGGTAGAGTTTTATGAAAAAGACGCACCTAATACAGTAGATAATTTTGTTAAATTAGCAAAAGATGGTTTTTATAATGGATTAAAATTCCATAGAGTAATTCCAGGATTTGTCGCTCAAGGAGGATGTCCTAATGGTAGGGGTGATGGTGGACCTGGGTATAAAATAGATTGTGAGTTAAATGGTGGTAATCAGTATCACGACAAAGGTGTTTTATCCATGGCACACGCTGGTAGAAATACTGGAGGGTCACAATTTTTTATTTGTCACAATAGACCTGGAACACAACATCTAGACAACCAACATACATGTTTTGGAAAAATTGTAGATGGGATAAATATTATAGAACAAATCGTACAAGGAGATACATTTTCTGTGGAAATCGAAGATTAATGAAAACAAGATTATCTGATTACGTTGGTAATACACCTCTTATACCTATTAAAATAGGTGAATTAACTGTTTGGGGAAAATGTGAATTTATGAATCCAGGTGGTTCAGTAAAGGATAGAATGGCTACCTTTATTTTAAACGATGCAGAAAAAAGAGGTATACTTAAAAAAGGTGATACTATTTGTGAAGCGACATCAGGTAATTCAGGAATCGCGTTTGCGATGTTAGCGGCAGAAAGAGGTTATAAAATAGAAATTTTTATGCCCAGAAACATGTCAGAAGAACGTAAACAAATGCTTCAATTCTATGGGGCAAATTTAAGAGAAGTGGATGAAGGGGACTTTGATGGAGCTATCCTAAGAAGAGATGTCCTATGTCATACCCATGGATGGTTTAACTGTAACCAATTTAATAATCCTTTGAACATCCAAGCACATTATGAAAATACAGCTCCTGAAATTTATGAAGAATGGTCATTACCTAAAACTAGAGGTAGTTACCGACGAATAGATAGTCCTGCGGTTTTTATAGCTGGTACAGGGACGGGAGGAACTTTAATGGGTTGTGGAAAACGATTAAAAGAATATTGGAATAAACTAAAAGTAGTAGCTATTGAACCTGCAGAATCCGCTGTTATGTCAGGGGGTGATGAAGGTCTACATGGCATCCAAGGAATAGGAGACGGAAGCAAATTTTTAGTAGATTTGGATTTTGTAGATGAAATTAAAACAGTTAAGACAGACTGTGCTAAAGAAATGGCAAAACATTTAGCTCTTAAATACGGTCTATTTGTTGGTATTAGTGCAGGGGCAAACGTCAAAGCAGCATTCCAATGGTTAAGAGATAACAATGAAAAAGAGGCAATAACAATTCTCTGTGATAGAGGAGAAAGATATTTTAGTTGTTTATGAATTATTTATTTGACGTAGACGGAACCCTAACCCCGAGTAGGTTACCAATCGATAAAGATTTTGAAAAATTCTTCCTTGAATGGATGGATGGAAAAAACGTCTATTTGGTTACAGGCTCCGATAAAGATAAGACAATTGAACAGGTTGGAGAAAAAATTTGGAATAAATGTACACGTGTATACCAATCATGTGGTAATGCAGTTTATGAGAATGGAGAGTTGATAAGACAATTAGATTTTCCTTTATCCGTTGATTTGGAAAAATTATTAAATGAATTTTTAATGTGGTCTCAGTGGATGGAAAGATTTACGACCCATATTGAAAAACGTATAGGACTTATAAATTTTAGTGTTGTAGGTAGAGATTGCCCACAAGAAGTGAGAGATAGATACCATAAATGGGATTTAAAAGTAAAAGAAAGAGAAACATTCTGTCAAATCATTGAAGAAAAATTTCCTCATATAGAAGCCAGTGTGGGGGGTCAGATATCGATAGATATTCATTCTAAAGGAAAGAATAAAGCTCAAGTACTAGATGAAATTGATGGTGAAATAGTTTTTTTTGGGGATAAATGTGAACCAGGAGGTAACGACTACCCCATTGTTGAAAGATTATTTCCTTTAATTGATGAACATACTATTCATAATGTTAAGGATTGGGGAGAGACTTATAAAATATTAAACCAATACGGTTAATGTTATGACACTTAAAGAATTTAAAAAGCATCACGAAACATACACTAAAAAGTTTATGTTATATGGTAGAACTTTCGATTTAGATTTTAAAATGTATATGATTATACAAGGATTATCTGAAGAAGAATTTGATAAATTAATACTAGACATCTAATGAATTACATAGAAGAAAGACCGTGGGGTAAATTTGAAATACTAGTCGATGGTGATTATTGTAAAGTAAAAAGAATAACCGTAAAGCCGGGTGGTCGGTTAAGTTACCAATACCACCATCAAAGAAGTGAAGTGTGGACAATTGTCCAAGGTGAAGCTTATATGTTGTTAGATGATGAGTTACAATTGTTCAATTATGGGGAAACAATACTAATACCCCAAGGAACTAAACATAGAGTAGAGAATAAAGGACAAGAAGATTTAATCTTCATAGAAGTCCAACACGGGTCATACTTTGGTGAAGACGATATAGTTAGAATTGAAGATGACTATAATAGAAATTAATTATGAAGATAAAGTTAGATAAAAAAAATAGTAATTTAATTAAAGAAAATACCACCTATACAGTTATAGATAATACAGATTTAGAAAACTTAGTAGTGTCTAAAACTATTTTACACCCCAAAAAAGAAACTACCGGTCACGCACACGAAGGACAAGAAGAAGTTTATCACTTTATAAGTGGGAAGGGTACCATGCAAATAGGTGTTATGGAACACGAAGTTAAAAAAGGTGATATATTTTCTATTCCTGATGGTGCTTTTCATAAAGTTTGGAATCATAGTAATAAAAAAGATTTAATATTTATATGTGTTTTTGACGGTAGAAGAAGTCATTAAGTATTTATAAATAAAATATCTTATGCGTATAATCATTAAAGAGTCCCAATTTAAAAGATTATTAGAACAAAAATCTTTTAAATCCAAATTTGTAGATTGGAGAACTAGAAGTGCAGGACAACCTATTTTTGATTATGTTAGACAATGGGAAGATTTTGTACCCTTTACGTATGATGACTATTATTTCCCCCCAAGAGTGTTTACAGGTTCTACAAGTAACGCAAACGGAACCCTAACTATAGGTTATGGTACTACAGACCCTAAGTACGCTTATCCAGGTAATACCATCACTAAAAAAGTAGCAGAACAAATTTCCCAACCAGATATTCAAGAAGCTGCAGATTGTATAAAAAGATGGCAAGGCAGAGCTAAACCAGGTGACAAATTTAGTTTTAATAATAGAAAAATAACATCAGGTATGTATTATGTGATGAGTGATATAGTTTACAACATGGGATGCCAAGCTTTTATAAAAACTAAAACTATAGAAAAAATAGAACAAGGGGAGTATAAAAAAGCTAAAGACTTTATACAAAATAAATTAGAATGGGGTCACCAAAAAAGAAAAGACCAAGCAGCAATAACTTTTTGTAAAGATGGGGTATGTTAATATTTATATAATATGAAATCAGTATTAATCACAAAAAAACAATTTAATAACATTTCTGAGTCTTTAATTACAGAAAGTGGTATTCAGGACATTAAAAAACTAGCGGAAAGATATCCTAAAGCTCAGATATATTTTCATTTAGATTTAGACGGGGTGGTATCAGCGATAGCGATGAGAGAATACCTTAATAAGTACGGGATAGAAACTATAGGGTTTAAAACCATCCAATACGGAGATAAAGAATTTGCATTAGTTAAACCAGATGCTAATAAAGATGTTATGCCGGTTTTAGTAGATTTCGCTCATGGTAAACCTGAATTTAAAATACACACGGACCATCACGATACCCAAACAGGTGTAGAAGACGCTGCTACACAATTTAAACCAGCTCGTTCTAATGTTGAAACAATTTCAGGGATAATTTCACCTACAGATATATTCCCTACTGGTGATATAGACCTTTTTAGAACAGTAGATTCTGCAGATTTTTACCGAAAGGGTATTAAACCAGAAGAAGTGATTAACTTTGTATTTAAGTTAGATAAAGAAAAAGATATTGAAAAAAATAGACAAGCTGCTGGATTTGCACTTAATAAATTGATTTTAGCTTATAAAAATAAGCCTGGTTTCCTAGAAAAATTAGCAATGTTCTCCAATCCGAGCATTGTTAGTATGTTTATGAAAGGGAAAGAATTAGCCAATCAGATGGGTTTTCCAGGGGTAGAAACTCTCCAAACTAATTCAGAAGATTATAGAGAAAGACTAAAAAACTTTGATAAAGTACAACAAAAAGGTAAGATACTTGTACAATATGGTATACCTTCAGCTTTTAAACCTGGTTCTTACGATAGATATTCTTCATTAGAAATGTATCCTGATGTGGAGTATTTTCTAATGATTTGGCCTATGGGATTAATTCAAACCAGTTGTAATCCATTTAAATCAAAATTTGATGAAAATGTTAATTTAGGTGACATGGCAAGTGAGGTACTAGATGAGTTTAAATCTGAATTAGAATCTATAGATATACCCTTATCACAGATTAAAAGAATTAGTGAAAGAAGTGTAACATCTACTCTACAAAAATTGATTAAACAAAGTGATGAAGATTTTGGAGACGTAAAATCAGAAAAAGATTTTTTTGGGTTTAGATTTAAGGATTTAATCGCATTATATAAAGATAATATTAAAGGGATAAATCCTGATAAAAAATCTAGTTTTAATGATTTAATTACTGATATTGCCAATCGACCATATTCTGATTTATCATATAAACAAAAAAAAGTATTAGACTATGTTTCTGTAAACGCTTATGATATTATTAAAGCAAACAGTGGTGGTCACCCTTGTATAACAAACATTTCAGGAATTAATTATCTTGGAAAACTAGGTGGTGATTTTCTTAAAAGAATAGCCAAAAGAATTTTAGAAAAGTTAAGTGAGAAAGTTAATAAAGAGGAATCTACATCACTTAAAGAATCTATAAAAAATAAATTAAAAGAATTCAGAAGATAATGTTTAATATTTTTAACAAATTAAAAGAATTTGTAGTACAACTCACTAATTTGGTATTTGTAATATTTTGTTTAGGTGTGATTTTACAGTTAATTATGGGAGAACCTATATTAGGTTGGGATGTGGTTGGAAATATAAGTAAAACATTAAATAGTTTGGGACAAAGTACATTTTTAGGGGTACTATCAATATTAGTTCTCTATCACTATTTTAGTAATCACTCAAAGTAAACAGAATCTCCACGACTTATCTTGTTTAAGGAACAATATCCTCCGGGCAACTCCAGAACCTTATCACCAATTCCTATATAACTTTTACAATAATTTTCTTTACAGGGTGGACAATTATGTGAGATATTAGTAATCTTATTTCCAGCTATGAAAACTATATCTAAAGGAATTAAACAATTTTTCATCCAGAACGACCTTTCACCTATAGAATCAAAAGGAAATAACATCCCACCGTTTAATTCTTTACGACCCATCATCCCTATAGATTTACTATTAGGGCTACTCTTAATTTCTAAGGGGATAAGTTGATTATTGATAAACGCTTTCATATATTTTATAAATATTAGACTATGGACAACAAAGATTTAGATAAAGAAATAGAGAAATTAAAAAAAGTTATAATGGACCTTCCCGCGAAGGACATTATACCTACATCACAAATAAAAGAGTTTCAAGAAAAATTAAATAAACTAGCTAAAAAATTAAAAGATGAAAATAAAACTTGAGTACATTTGGTTAGATGGGTATAAACCCGAACCACACCTACGTAGTAAAACTAAAGTTATTAACTTAGAAATGCAAGACCCGAAGGAAAGAATACTTCCTCAGATAAGACCTGAAGATTGTCCCATTTGGTCATTTGATGGTAGTTCTACAAAACAAGCGGAAGGAAATAATTCAGATTGTTTATTAAAACCAGTTAAAACATTAATTGACCCACAAAGACCTAATTCTTATTTGGTGTTATGTGAAGTTTTAAATTCAGATGAAAGACCCCATTCTACTAATACTAGAAACAAATTAAAAGATGAAAATAAAGACGAGTGGTTTGGTTTCGAACAAGAGTATGTCATTATGAAGAACGGTAAACCAATTGGATTCCCTAAAGCTGGTTATCCAGACCCACAAGGTAGGTATTACTGTGGTGTAGGTACCGGTACAGTGGATGGTAGAAAAATCGCTGAGGAACACCTTGATGTTTGTTTAATGGCGGGATTAGAAATTACAGGTATTAACGCTGAGGTTATGTTAGGACAATGGGAATACCAAGTATTTGGACAAGGAGCGAAACAAGCTTCTGATGATTTATGGTTATCTAGATTTTTATTAAATAGAATTGGTGAATTTCATGGATATGAAATAAACTACCACCCTAAACCAGTAGATGGTGATTGGAATGGTTCAGGAATGCATGTTAATTTTTCCACAAAAGACATGAGAGAAAATGGTGGTAAAGAACTAATAGAATCTATTTGTGATACATTTGGATTTTATCATGAAGAACATATTAATGTTTATGGTTCAGAAAACGAAAAAAGACTTACAGGTTTACATGAAACACAAAACATTCAAAAATATAGTTACGGGGTATCAGATAGAGGAGCAAGTATTCGTATCCCTGTGTCTACGGTCAAAAACAATTGGAAGGGATATCTTGAAGACAGAAGACCGGCTTCAAATGCAGACCCTTATAAATTAACCCGTAGAATATTAAAAACATTAGAATATTCTACACAAAATGAAACAGTATAATATGGATATTAAATTAGAAGCATTAAAAAAAAGATATGAGGCGGATATTCTAGAATCCAAAGCAACTCTAGAGGTTTACTTAAATAACGCAGCTGGTATCGGTGAACACCCTCAAATAATTGAGGAAATGGATAAATTATTTTGTAAACTTGCTGACGCTGAAGGTAAATTAGAATCTTTAAATGGATTTGAATTAAAAGAAAACCAGGACTATAAGTAATTTTTATGAAAACAATAATTTGTGATATAGATGGTACTTTAGTTACTTACAAAAAAGATACTCTAGGGATAGTAAAAACCCCCCATGATGTGTTACCTGGTGTAATAGAACATATGAATAGATGGGAAAATGAGGGGTGTAAGATAATTCTTATGACTGGAAGAAGAGAAAATCTTAGAAAAATAACCGAAGAAGAAATCACTAAATTAGGAATCCCTTTCGACCAACTAATTATGGGATGTGCAGACTCAGGTAGGGTTTTAATAAATGATGAAGGAAGTAAAGTAAAAGCACATTCCGTTTCTTTACCTAGAGATAAAGGATTTAAAGATTATGATTGGAGAGAAGTTGGACTTACAAAATTAAAATTATGACAGAAAAAGAATTTGTATATTGGTTAAGAGGGATAGTGGACTCAACAGAGTTTATGCCTACTAAAAAAACTTGGGATACTATTCAGGATAAGTTAAAAGAAGTGGAATCTAGTGATGAAGGTTCGTATAGGCAACCACCTTATGTGGTAATAAACCCTTACAAACCATCTGACACACCAGGTACACCACCACAAATCTTGTGTTAAATAAAAAATTTGTATATTTGTCCTGGACCAGTAGCTCAGCTGGATAGAGCATCAGCCTTCTAAGCTGACGGTCGAAGGTTCGAATCCTTCCTGGTTCACTAAAAATAAAAATATGCGGGTGTAGCTTAATTAGTTAAAGTGACCTACATTCCAGTAGGTAGACGGTGGTTCGTAATCCACCCACCCGCTCTAATACTTAAAAATTATGGGAAGAGTAAAAACACATGGAAAAGTAGAAAGACAAAAATCTGCTACAGAAAGACAAAAACTATATGATTCATTAACAATTCAGGAAAAACTAGACAAGTTACCTCCAGAAGGAGCAAAAAAGCAAAGAGTAAAGTTAGAGTACCAGTTAAAGTTTGGAAGAAAAACTAATGAAGCATCAACTCCATCGGCCACAAAAAAACGAAAAGACGCAAAACCATCGCGAAAAGAAAGATGGGAGACTCGTCAAAAAAATTAGGGATAGGGGCTTGACAGGTGTAGTTTTTTATGTACTATTATATATCGTTTAACATTTAAAAATATTAATCATGAACTTAATTGACGCTTTACAAATAAAAGATGCTGTGACAGAAAACGGAATGTCAACCAATTCGTCCCCACTGAATCAGTGTGTTAATCTATTCTTCCAAATCGGAGCGATGAGGGGAGTAGATAAAAAAAGGTTATTTACCAAAGTTTCTAAAGCGTTCAATGAAGACCCTCTCACAACAATAAAAATTATATTTTGGGCACGTGATGTCCGTGGTGGAGCTGGTGAGAGACAAATCTTCAGAGATTGTTTATCATGGTTATGTGACAACCATAAAGAAGTTCTACATAATAATATTCACCTAATTAGTGAATATGGTAGATGGGATGATGTGCTTACGTTGGTAGGTACTCAAAATTGTTGGGATTCCGCGTTAGATATAGTTAAAACTGCTTTAGATAATAAAGATAGTTTATGTGCTAAATGGATGCCAAGAAAAGGACCAAAAGCGAATATTATTCGTAGGTACCTTAAGTTATCCCCAAAACAATACCGTAAGTTATTAGTGGGACTTACTAATGTGGTTGAAACCAAGATGTGTGCAAAGGACTGGAAAAGTATCGATTATTCGAAACTTCCATCCTTGGCCTCGTCGAGGTACCAAAAAACTTTCATGAAAAATGATGAAAGTAGATATGAAACGTACAAACAAGCATTAGTTGATGGTGAAACAAAAATTAATGCAGCAGCGGTATACCCTTACGATATTATAAAATCTATTAGTCATGGTGGTGAAAAAGTTGTTGCACAGGCACAATGGGACTCACTTCCAAATTATATGGAAGGAATTAGTCAAAGGGTGTTACCTGTAGTTGATGTATCAGGTTCAATGACCACTCCAGCAGGGAATAACGGTAACGTTACCTGTATGGATGTATCAACATCATTGGGCATGTATATCTCAGAGAGAAATGAAGGTGTCTTCAAAAACGCATTCATAACATTCTCTTCTAAACCACAACTACAATTACTTGAAGGTTCTTTAACCGATAGGTTAATCCAACTGGAGAGAGCAGACTGGGGAATGAATACTGATTTACAAGCAACGTTTAAGTTAATCTTGGACCAAGCAGTAAAACATAATGTTCCAGTATCCGAGATGCCAACCAAAGTTCTTATCCTTTCGGATATGGAGTTTGATTCAGCAATCAGTGGAAACTGGGATAGTGTAACAGACTGGAACCCAACTGCACAAGAAATGATTAAAGGGATGTATGAGGAAGCTGGTTACGAAATGCCAGGGATTGTTTATTGGAATATCCAAAGCAGACAAGACAATGTACCAACTCGTTTCGATGAGATGGGAACGGCATTAGTATCCGGGTTCTCACCCTCAATCATGAAAAGTATCTTAAGTTGTCAGGATATGACACCTTATAATATGATGATGGAGACTATCGGGTCCGCTCGATATGAACCAATTACGGTCTGACGGGTAGACCAAAGAATCTCTTCGGCAACTTAAAACAAAACCAAGAGAGAGAGGTGGATATTGTTCCCCACCTTGTTGAATAAATAAATTAGGGACATTTAGTCTCCGAAATCCTAAATAAAAAAGATTTTACAAATGATTCTGACTACCCATAAGACTAGACTTTACTTCGCCCACCGGCGATTTACATATGAAAGGAAGGCTACAGCAATCTTAATTGTAACCAAAATCAAACAAAAACCCCCTTCCTGAGACCCCCTAACTGAGAAGTTTGGGGGTTTTTTATTGATAATACTGTTTTTTTATAGTATTTTTGTATAGAAATGAAAAGTAGAAGTATATTTATAATAAAATAATTTTTATGGCACGATTAACCAACGAACAGATACATAGTGAGATTAAACTAGTAAAAAAAGATGTAGTTTATCTTAAAGAAGGACAAGTTAAGATGCAAGAAGACCTTACTATGATTAAAAAAGTATTATTAGACCCTGATAAGGGTGCTATCGCGAGAGTTAATCGTAATACAGATTTTAGAAAAAAAGCAAATGCCGCATTATGGTCCGTTTGGATAGCTTTAATAGGTGTAATTGCTAAATTAATATTTTGGGATTAAAGTTTAATATGTCGAAAGACAATCAAACACCTTTAAATTATGACAACGAAACAAGTAGTTTCTAACTTACAAGGCAAGATTCAAAAAATTAAGAAAGAACTCGAGATAATCCAAGATAATTGTAAACACCCTACTACTATTGCTAAGTTTGATAAGAAAAATTCTGTACGTTTATTTTGTGTAGAATGTGATAAAGAAGTCGGAATGCCTTCAGAAACACAACTAAAAGAATTTTTAAATACTGGAAAAGAAAAAAATTAAATGGAAAAAATTGTTGATAAACTAAATGAATTATGGGATGATTTCATAGATTGGGTAACAGAGTTATGGGATTAAAATATAAAAATAAATATTTTCGAGAAGTTTTAGAGAGGGATTTAAAAGAACAAGGCTTGGGTGTTAATATCCATTGTAAAGAAGATGCCATCTATTTCACGATACCTCCCTATCCAGACACCGCCAATAAATTTCCCCGTATTTACCACAACTGGAAAACAAAATCTCTAGTCACAAAAATAAAAAAATTAGTAAATAATTATAACATCGATGTAACCCCTAATGAAACTATTTATAAGGATAACAGAAAAATAAAATTAAAAATAAATGAAGAATAAATATGATTTATGGATTTATCTTAGTATATTCTCAATATTCTTTTTAATTTTTATGAGTATAGGTTGGGTCGCATCTTCATTAATGTGGTTAATTACTGGGGACATGATTAGTAGAACAGACTTTTTTCTACTAACTCTATCAATCAACATTTTATTTTTTTTATTTATCATCGTTAACACTCTACTACAAAAAAAATCCTAAAAAAGTTTGTAATTCCAATTTACTTTATTATATTTGTACTATAGAAATTTAATAATTAAAAAAGACAAACATGAGTACATTAGTAAAACCCCTAACACAAGCAGAATTACAAGAAAAAGCCCCTTCTATTTACACAACACAACCTTCTTATAAAGTATCGGATAAATACAGTTTTATACCTACTACTACAATTCTAGAAGACCTAGATAAACTAGGTTGGCAACCATATCAAGCAATGCAAAGAAAATCTAGAGCAGAACAAGATATGTTATTCACTAAACATATGATACGATTAAGAAACAATAGTATAGGACAACTAGGTGACTCTATCCCAGAAATAATTCTTACTAATTCTCATGATGGAAGAAACTCGTTTAACCTTCACGCAGGACTATTCAGACTTGTATGTTCAAATGGACTAGTAATAGCAGATACTACATTTGACGAGGTAAAAATTAAACACCAATGGTATAGCATGGATGAGATAGAAAAAGTAATCAACACTATGGTGGGTAATATCCCTTCTATCGTAACTAATGTCAACAGAATGGACCAAACTGAATTAACAGATTCACAACAAATAGAGTTTGGTAAAAAAGCTATGTTAACTAGATGGGCCAAGGGTAATGAAGCTTTAGATATTGATGATTTAGTACAAGCAAATAGAGTTGCGGATAGAGGGAATTCGGTATGGAAAGTTTATAATGTAGTACAAGAAAAACTAGTTAAAGGTGGTCTAGTCTTTAACAACGACAAAGAAAAAATGCAAAAACTAAGACCTATTGTTAACATCGACCAACAAATTAAGATTAATCAAAATCTTTGGTCTTTAGCCGAGTCTTACATTTAATTAATCATTAATAAAGAGGGGTTATCCCCTCTTTTTATACCTATGGAAAAAATTATAGCAAAATATAAATTTGAGTTTTTTGCTGTGGACACTTATAAAAATTATAATAGATGGCCAAGGGAAGAACAAAGAACCATACAAGATTTTTTACCCAAAGAAGGTAGAGAAGAAACTTCATGGTTTAATATGTCACCTCGTTGGGAAGAACCAGAAGGAAAGCTTTTTACATTAGACAAAAGACAAGGTTATGTTAGTGAAGAATATTGGAAAAAACAATCTTTTAATTTACTAGTACACGCCTTGGTGAGGAGAGTGACTATAGTGTTAAGTAAGAATGAAAAAAAGAATCAGATTAAACTATCGGTTTTTGGTTTTATGAAAGGTAAAAAAACTGGTAAAAAATATTATTGGAAAACATCGGATAATATTCACCTTTCATTTAATACAAAAATTAATGATTTTTTTGTTATAACACAAACAAAAAGAGGGGTTAGATGGAATAATAGTATTACAAGAAATAATTTTAAGGGAATAACTAAACAACTACTTACCCTTCCAGGGATTATAGAAGGACTATTACTAGTTGATGATAGGGAAAAGTTTGAAGAATATAGAGAAGATATAGGAAATGCATGGCAAGACATTCTAATTAAATTACAAGAAGAATTATGCATCCCTAACGAATGGGTAAAAACCAAGTTTCCAACTAATATCACCAGACATATAGTATTTCCCTGGTTTTTATCAAAAAAACAGATAAAGTTACCTAATAACTGGAGAGAGTTAATACAAAACCATTATCCAGGTATAAGAAAACTTAGGAAATACAAAATGAATTTAGGGAAAGCAATATTACACCATAGAGAAGTGTATTCTAAGTATAGTAATAAACTTTTGAATACTATGAAAGATTTTAATATATGGACCTATAAAATATTTTTTGATACTTTTGGAAGACATGGCATTAAAAAACTTTCTGTATCTTTATTTGAAAAAGAAGAAAGTTACATTAACATGTCCGAAGGTATAATCAACAAACTAACACCATTAGAAAAAGATAATCTTATTAGTTTGTTTAATAAAACATTAACAGAGGACCTTCAGTTTAATGATATCAATGACCATGTAAATCTTAAAGAAAGACTTTCTCACAAGGGAATAAAAGTAAAATTAAATTCTACAAACCAAGAAGAATTTGATAGAGAACATTTAGATTGGTCAACTCAACTGGCGGAAGTACAACGCACTAAAGAGATTACCTATACATATAATCCTTTGTTTATTGAAGAAGTAGAAAAACCCATAAAATGTAACGGAAGTATCTATAAACCCTATATTCTAAAAACGGATATAGACTATAATGAAGAAGGGACTTATCAGAGACACTGTGTTGGTTCCTATATTGATAGGTATACTTCTGACCTTATTTCAGTGAGGAAAAATAATGGAAAAAGAATTACTCTAGAATATAAAATTAACCCTTTATCTAAAGAAGCTTTTTGTGTACAGTCACGACTTAAATTTAACGGTCGACCTGATAAAGAATGGAAAGAAGTGATGGGTATTTTACATATGATAATAACTAAATTAGTTAAAGAAAGATTATATATTAATCCAGAGATAAAAATTAAAAACCTAAGGACACAAAAAATAAAAATAGTTAACAAAGATGACACCCAAGTAAATAATGATTATATTGTAAATAATGAATGGGAATTAGAACCTTTAAGAAACGAGGTAATGGAACCAATGGGTGAATTTGATGATTTACCCTTTTAAATAAATAAAAATGAAGAACATACAAATACAATTTTACGAACCTACCTACGCTGGTAATTTTCCCCTAGCTAATTATTATCTACACCTATTTAATAAAATCCCCAACGTATTAGATTTTGGAGACTGTTTTAGTAAAGACATAAAAGAAAAATTAATAAATACAAATAATTTGAAAGTTGTTAATACTTCTCAGGAATTTTTATTCGATAAATCCTCATCTAAACCCCAAAAAGAAACTATGGTGCTGAGACCTAAACAATTTAGTGGAACCAAACAACCAGAATATCTACTATTTCTAGATGAGTATCTAGAAAATAACATTTGTAGAATAATTTTATTATATAATGAAAAAGATGAAATTAAGTATATTATAGACCTTTTAAAAGAAAATGTAGAAAGTAAAAAACTTAATGAGGTTAGTCTTATAATTAAGGATGAATTTGGTCTAACAACCAAACCTTTTGAAATGACAGTAGATAAAGACTTTAAAGTGGAACATAATTATAATGATGATTTTAAAGAGATTGATATACAAATAAAAAATACCTTAAAAAAAGATAAAAAAGGTTTAATTCTTTTACATGGAAAACCTGGGACAGGAAAAACCACTTACATTAAACATCTTGCAGAAACAGTTGATAAGGAGATTATATTTGTGCCTCCTATGATGGCTATGGCGATTGCAGACCCTGGATTTATACCTTTACTAATGAAACACCCTAATAGTGTGTTGGTTATCGAAGACGCTGAAAATGTGGTAAAGGATAGAAATGTTAGTGGAAATGCTGATATTATATCTAATATATTAAACTTAACCGATGGTATCCTTGGAGAGTGTCTTAAGATTCAAATAATAGCAACATTTAACACACAACGCACTCAAATAGATAAGGCTTTACTAAGGAAAGGAAGGTTGAGTAATGAGTATGAATTTCATGAGTTAGAGGTGAAAAAAACAAATAAACTACTAAAAAAATTAAATAAGAAAACTAAAGTTGACAAAGCAATGGTTTTAGCTGATATTTATAATTATGATAGTAGTTCTATCAATAATAATAATAAATCCCAGATTGGGTTTTTAAGTAAAAATTAAAAAAATGATAAATTGGATTAATGGTTTTAACGCCGGAAACAAAAAAGAAAAATATAGTTTAACTTTTAGATTAGGTACTTTTACGGTATTAGAAATTAAAATAGAAAAATCTAAATTTAGATTTATGGTTTTAAATTTGGGATTTGAAGTATGAGTGAAGTATTAATATACTCCCAAGATAGCTGTCCTTACTGTACAGAATTAAAAGGTCTCTTAGATACTAATGGTATACCTTATAGGGTAAAAGATATAGATAAACATGAAAAAGAATGGGACTCTATATCTAAACATAGTGGGGTAGATTATGTACCCACTGTTCTCTTACTAGATAAAGGAAATGGTGTGGGTAACGTACTTGCACCTGACAGAGATTTTGATGAATTAGAAGAATGTCTACAACTAATTCAGACCCACCTCCAAGAATAAGATATTTATAGTTATATATTAAACTATGGAATACCTTATAGAACAAATCGAGAAAAAAAACATTTTCCAAAAAACATTAAGTGATTTAGGCATACAACTAAAGTTTGTCGGCACTTTTGGATTTGGTATTACCGGTTTATATGAAACCGTACAAGATTTATTACAAGGAAGATACCCTTCTTTAGACGAACAAGAAATTATTTTAATATTTTTAACGGCGTTAACATATTTCTCCATTGATGTGGTTGAAGATGTAAAAAAAATAAGGGAAGAAATAAAAAAGAAAGGTTTAAGCAAGTACCTTAATCAAACTATTGAAACTTTAAAGGATATAGAAAATATAGCCATTAAAGTAGGTGAAAAAACTGGTTTTGTTGTAGGTTCTTTAGGAGAACTTTTAGGGTATATATTTTTATTAGTCCCTATTTTGGATGTTGTAAATAGAGTAATTGAACAGGAAGGTTTAGATATAGTTACTTTAGGTATATACCTTAAAAGTATTATTGCTTCTGTGGGTATTTTCTATATGAAAAATTTATTCAACAGTTTAGTATTGAGATTGAAAGATAAAAAAAATCGTAAAGAAGAAAAAGAAAATCTTACAGAAGACAAGTTACGAAAAGATGAATTAAGAAGAGTTTTAAACCACTATGAAGAAGACTGGAGAAGAATTTCACCAGAAACTATTATAGAATTAGCGATGATGGACCCATCACCTGACTATGAATATTTAGATTGGATGGCGTATCAGGTTCATGCAGGATTTTGGATAGGGGTAGATATGAAGTACATTAGTGAATTAGTTCAAGATTTTCATTACAACAGAGAAAACTTAACCCCAGAAAGACTATTAATGTCCCTTAACAAAATAAAAGAAAAATTCCCTAGAGGTCCTTATGTCTGGAACAATGAAGAAATAATCAATCAAATTCTAGAAGACCCAACTAATATAAACAACTATCCTGGTTACGCTCAACTTGAACAAATTTTATTTTTAGCTAAGTTACCTAATCTTAGAACTGGTGGACCAGACTTCCATATTCCAGGTGGTTCACTCCTAGAACAAACGGGTGATTATCTACAAAGAAAAGGAGAAATAGCTACGAGAAGAGTAATCCAAGACATTTTAAAGATTTTAAAACAAGATGGTATGGAGGATGATTTCTTTTTATTACCAGATTATTTTTCTGGAATAGATGGTGACCAATATAGTTTTGGAGAACTAGAGTTTAATGTATATCTTAACATAGTAATTCTAGAAACCCAAGAAGAACCTTATATTATTGATGCTAGTATAGGTGGGGAATATTATGATGAAATCCAAATTACTATATCACTTAATCCCGAATTTAGTGAAAAAGACTATCAAGGTATACAGATGTTTTTAAATGATTATGTACGTCATGAAATAGAACATGCTATAGAATACTTAGAGACAGGTGAAGAAGGTGAAACAGGTAAAGGGTTATCTCCATATGAATACTACACCCAAGACCATGAGGTAAGAGCACAAAAGGCAGGATTTAAAAGAAGGTCTAAGTTAGAAAAAAGACCTATTAAAGATATTGTAAATGATTATTTAGAATATAGACAATCCGTAGATAAATTAACACCTGAACAAAAAAAATCTTTGGTAAAACAATTAAGTGGAGAATAAAAAAAATGAGGACTAATCCTCATTTTCTCTTCTCCATCTTTCTTTATATATAGCGTTGTGTATTTGTTCTCTACGTTTAGTGGATTTCTTTTTAAAAGCTTTTTGTTCTCTTAAGTTCTTAACTTGTTTAGTTTTAAAAACCTTATACCTCATTGCTTTTATTGCTTTTTCTATATTATTTTTTCCTACTTTTACTATTAACATTTTTTATTTTAACGATGATTAAACTTCTTTTTTCTTACGAGTTACGATTTCATCTATAATTCCATAATCTAAGGCTTCTTTCGAAGTCAACCAGTTATCTCTTTCAGAATCTCTTGCTACTTTTTTGGCTGTCTTACCACAATATCTCCCCAATAAATCAAATAATATTTTATTAGTTTTTTCCCATTCTTCCATATTAATTCTAGCGTCTTGAATATTTCCTACAGCTCCACCACTTGATTGGTGTAACATTGTTTTAGAAAATCTTAAAGAGGCTCTCTTACCTTTAGTTCCAGCACCTAATAAAACCGCTCCCATTGATGCTGCCATTCCAGTATTAATTGTTGCTACATCACATTTTATATATTCCATAACATCTATAATACTTAGTCCCGATTTAACTGAACCTCCTGGAGAATCAATATGCATAACTATATCTTCATCACTCAAAGTATCAAGAAACATTAATTGTGCTTGTACTATTGTACTCATTCGGTCATTAACCGGTCCTGCACACCAAATAATTCTTTCCATCATTAGTCTTGAAAAAATATCTATTTGAGTTGCTCTCATTTCCCTCTCTTCTAAAATATAAGGGGTCATACTATTCTCTATTTCCCATAATTTATTAGATGGGATGTTGAGATGATTACTCGCGTAATTTTTAAATTCACTTTTTAAATTCATATTCTTTAAATTTTAATATAAATGTACAAAATATTTTACCATATTCAAAGTTTGAGGGCATATAATTTTTAAACAATAATAAATTATATTTTTGGTGGTGGGTCTTTTAAAATAAGCTTATTACCCTTTTGCCATAATTCGTTTAATAAATTAAGATATTTGGTAATTTGGTCAGCATCATTTTTATCTTTAGCTTTTTGTAATTTACTTACCAGAACCTCTAACTCTTCATAATATTGTATCTCATCCATTCTACTCTATAATTGAAAATCCAGAATTATGGAAAACTGTAGATACCTTATGTTTTAAAGCAAGGTCTTCAGCAACCTCTACCTTCTCTTTATTATTAAAAGCCATATGACTTTCTAATGGGTGACCACTATGGTCCACCAGATTTACTAGATAACAAATACGCTCTTTAGTGTACTGAAATTTGTGTGTTACTATTCTCATAATTTTTATTTTGGTTAAAAACTAAGAAAAAGAAAATAAAGCGTAAAGGGTGTCCTATAAAAATTTAAACAATATCCTTAGACTCAATTAAGGTATACGTAAAATTATTACTCCACGTGTCTCTAGCTTTTCTCATAATTTTCATAAATAAAGTCCAATCATCATTCGCAGCGATTACTTGACAACCAGCTGACCATTTATCTACTTGGGAAGATTTCTTACCAGCATATTTTGTTGCTCTATGAATGTTGATTCCAAACAACCCTGTTTGAGTATTGTCATCACTTAAATCATAAGTACCGTCTTTATTGGCGTCTCTATAAACAGTTACTGGTCTTTGTTGGCCTAATGCTTCGTATCTTCCTTGATGTTTCCTGATTTTGTGAGAACCTTTATATTGCCCTTCTTTAAGAACTGCCACACCCTCCTTGCGCATTATGTTCTCCACCCAATGAGTGCCGGGGTCTGTAGTACATTCAAAACAGAAAAACTTCCACTCACCCTCTTTTTTGTACGCTACAGTTATACAGTCATCAAATTTATTTGTGACTTTATTTTTAGTTTCAGAATTTCTGATACCGACGATATTAACATTGTAATCGCCATTCTCGAACCATCTATAGCCTTTTGATTTTACGGCAGATTCGATTTGTTCCCTTGTGTAACAAGTTTTACTCATAATTTTTGTTTTTGTTGTGTTCTTATTTTATTTACTTAACTGGCTCTCCAGTTCAGCTCCTCAATAAATATTTCGTTAAAGTAGTTTTGCACTTCAGTATCGTCTGCCCATTCAGAAACTCTAGGACACAAAAGACCTCCATTATAGTCATTATCTTTCATCGCGGTCACTAAAGTCTGGAACCAACTACCTTCCTCTAAATAAGGGTCAGCGTAACTTTCCCACTGTTTAATAACATCCCAAAATTTGTCCGTGATATCTATTTTATATTTCCAATTAGGTACTTCCACCCATTGTCTTTCTTTATTTCTTCTACGAGTACTCCCAGATTGGACACTTTGTCCTGGAGGTAAAATTTCTCTAACAGCATTAACATATGTGTTATAATACTCCCCCATCAAAATATCATTATAAGCCATATCAAACGCACCTCGTATAGCTCCTTCCACTTCTTCTAGTTCTTCCGTATTTCCTATTAATACCGACATATTATATCTGTCTTTAGCTATACTCATTATTCTATCTGGTGTAAGAATAAAACCATTCTTTCTATCCCCTAATTTGTCAGCATCAATCCAATGTTCAAACTCTTCTCTAAAAGAAGAAACTTCCATATTACTAAAGTTTTCTAGTAAAAAATCTACAAGTTTTTGATAGTTTTCTTCACTCATTATGTAGTCTCCGTTAACATCACCTAGTATGTCTTCTAACCTCATACCAGTAGAATAATGTTCCCAATCCAAACCCTCTTCAGAAAATATTTGTTCTGCTATATCCCTACAAGGCATATCTCCTCTATAATACTCATCTGAAAACAACTCGGTCAAATCATTCTCATCATCTAGATATAAAAAGTATTTATCCCCTTCCTGTTTAACGTCACCTATATCTCTACTAACTAGGTCAAACGCTAAATCCTCGTAAGGCTTATAACTACTATCAACTAAAGGTGGTATAATTTTTAGATAATTATCTTCGTCAAATAAATCTACCAGTTCTTCTAACTGGTCGTTTTTTTTATAATAATCAAAAATAGAATATATATCATAACCGAATAGTTTTTCAGCATCCTCAATTGTATCAAGTTGCTCGTATACTAAATTTTTTATGACGTTTATTAGTTTCATTATAAATAAATATCTACCTATTTTAAACAAAAAAGTCAGGTTATCTTCCTGACTTTCTTTTTGTTTGTGAATCTTTCTTCTTTATTTCCATAAGACGTTTTAAAGCATCTTTCACTTTCTGATTTCTTTCAGATAAATTCTTTTTATCAGGTTTCCCTTTATTTTTTTTACAACCACATCCCATGTTTATTCTTCATTAAGGTAATTATCAAATGTTCCGTGTTTAACTTCTTGGATGAACATATCAAATTGTTCTTTGGTAAAGTGAGTAAAACCTTCTTCTTTACCACCAATAATAACGGTGTCATTATCTTTATTTATATCTATACTAGGACACTTACATTTTCCACTTCCACAAAAAGTGATTTGTAAACTCCTTTTACTTTCATTATGAGGTAAATTTTTATTTAACATAACTAATTTTTTTAATAAATATATTTCCAATTTTAAAATCTGTCAATATTATGTTTATAAAAATCATTTGTATATTTATTTATAAACGCCTAAGATGAATCTAATAATAGAAAACAGAGTTGATGACGCTTTTAAAAAGTATAGTAGTAATCCTATACTTTCTAAAGATATTTTTGACGTTATTGTAAATGGAAGTTCAGATATTGCAGGAAATCATAAATACTTAGATTGGATTATAAGTAAGTGGATTAAATCTAGAGAAGAAAATCCCGAAATGGTCACATCATCTAAAGAAAGTGCTGAGGAGGTTATAAATGCTGTAGATACATTTAATAGAATTAGAAACACCCTTGATATTAAAGACCTATACGATTACAAAAGTGTGAGACAATTATTTCAAGTCTTAAGTACAGCACAAAAAAAATCTAGAAGACAAATAAGTAGTAGAGAAGATGCTACAAAAGTATTTGAAAATGACCAATTTGTGATTGTGGTTCCAGAAAGTAAGGAGGCTTCCTGTTATTATGGGGCAGGTACAAAATGGTGTGTCGCATCCACAGATACTGATTCTCATTACAACAATTATAAACGGTCTGGAGAACTTTACTATATAATTGATAAAACAAAACCAACATCTGACCCAACATACAAAGTAGCTCTTAATAAAAAACTAACAGGTGAAGAAGATTATTGGAATGCTATTGATAAAATGATAACAGATAAATCAATTATCGATTCTATAGTTAATAACGAAAATTTGATGGAAACCATAAGAGTACACTTTGAAGGTATTCATGGTGAAAGAGCAGTACAGGCAGAAAGAGAACGAAAACAAAGAGAACAAGAAAGAGCAGCACAAGAGGCCGACAGAAGACAACGACAAAGAGAAAGAGTAGCACGGTTAAACGCTGAAGCACAGACGAGAAGAGAAAATGGTGATTGGGAAGATTATGATTTAGCTCACGCGTTAATGACATATTTAATTGAGACTGGTGATTGGGAAGGAAGTAGTAAAGAAGAAATACAGGACCAAATAGACACTCTAAGAGATGAAATGGAAAATGACCCAGAAGTTATAAATGACCCAGACGGTCCACGAGCTCAAGAGTACGGTGAAGATTTAAATAATTTAGAAGAAGATTTAGAAAACGCAGAAGATGTTTATGAGTTATTCCCAGAACCTTATGAGACTGAGGACTATGCAGGATTTGAATATGGTGGAGCTGAATGGTTAGTTGCGACAGATGAGGGTGCGGATGAATATGCATATGAAAGAGTAGAAAGTTTAATAGACGATATAGGATATGAAGGATTCAATGAAGGATTTGTAGACAATCATATAGATGGTGATAGAATGGCAGATTATTATGAGGATTGGTTTAGAGAGGACGTAGACAATGAACCAGAAAGTTATTTAGATGAGGATATCTATGGTGATGATATGGAGTTAACAAGTGAAGCGAAAGAAGAGATTGAAAAAATAAAAGAAACAATAGGTGAGTTTAATGACGAACTAGAAGAAACCGATGACCCAATCATGAGGGAGGAAATAGAAGATAAAATACAGGATTTAAAAAGTGAGATAGAAGAACTTACAGACGATGAAGATTCTTATGAATTTACAGAGGAGGCAAAGGAAAGATATGTAGAGGGTAGAATGGATGATGTAAGATATGACCCAGTTAGTTTCATGAGAGATTATGGGATGGAAAGAGAAATCGAAAACTTTATAGACCAAGAAAGTTTTATTGAAGATGTAATAAACTCTGATGGTAGAGGGCATACTATTGCGTCCTATGACGGTAGTGAAGAAGAGATAGAGTACGAAGGAGAAACCTATTACATATATAGAATGAATTAATTATGAATGGATTAGATAAAATATTATTAGAAGGTAGAGTCGAAGATGCTAAGAACTTACTGAACAAAACTTATGACGATATGGATTACGTCGAAGATATTGTTGGTGACTTTGTAGATGGAGACCCATCAGGTAATAACAAATACCTAATGTGGATGGTAAAAAGATGGATAGAGGAACAAGAAAACACAGGGGCAATCGTAGACCTGGTCAGAGACTACCATAAACTTTTACCTAAAATCACCAACGCGTTAGCGGTAAAAGTATTCGGTGCAGAGGCAGACTCAAACGCGATAGTTTCACCCAAAAGTATAGACTCCTACCCAATACTAGATGATTTATATAAAATAGTTGATGCTGCACAACAACTAGAAAGTAGAAAAGAAGTAGAGGCCCAAGCAAAATCAGGAGCTAATAAAATATATGAAGATGAAAGGTGGTTAGTAGTCAGACCAGACACTAGAGATGCTTCCTGTTATTATGGTGCAGGCACAAAATGGTGTACAGCTATGAAAAATGCTGAACATTTTAATAACTACAATAAAAAAGGAAGACTTTATTATTTGATTGATAAAAGTAGAGACCTAGGAAGATATTATAAAGTAGCTTTATACAAAGAGTTCGGTGCGGGGGGAAGAAATGAGTATTGGAATGTGGGTGAATGGTATGATGAAGTAGATGATAGACTAAGCAGTGATATGTTAGAGGTGTTGGTAGCTTTACTACCCCAACAACTAGGTTCCAGTATTGCACAAGACTTTAAAAAAGAAGAGGAAGAAAATGTACTCTCCCAACCAACAGCACAAGAATTTGGTGAGAAATTTATAACATGGGTTGGAAACAAATACCCAAATGGAGACCTAATAACTAGTTTAAGTGGTCCATGGGCAT